GAGTCCTAGTGGAGGCACTATATGAATAATGACCCAATATTTTCACAAGAAGATGTAAATGCACTTCTTGATAATATCAAGCTACTTACTCAAAGCAATTCAGTCATGCTTGCACAACTTAATCACTGGAAGCAAATAGCTACTTCTTTGTATCGTGAACACGATTCACAGCATGAAGATAATCCCCTTAATTGCATAAGGTGCAATGGATTATCAGAGTATGAAAGTTTCTACAATTTGAACGGTGGTTGATATGTCAACAATTAAATTTAAACAATTTCGTGATAGTTCTGTTCTTCACTCTGCTGCATGGGATGAAGATACCGAGGGCTTGATAGTAATATTTCATTCTGGAGCCATTTGGCATTATGACTCTGTGTCGTATGACAAGTTTGCTGAGTTTATTGCAGCTGATTCAGCTGGGGCATATTTTAACTCTAAAATTAGAAATAATTTAAATGGCACCTGTATTTATAAAAAGGGCGAAACTCTTGGCAAAGAACAAAAGAAAGTTTAAAAATAAAAAATATAAACATTACTTTCATTCTTTAAATAATGAATATGTTCAATATAATTCCTTTTCTAATTCTAAAGAAATTAACTCCATAGCTATAGAGGTTTTTGGTTCTTTATATTTTAATCCTTCTAAAGATTGAATTTAATCTTATTCTAAGGTATAATGTAATATATTTAAATATACCGAGGAATTAAATGACTACCATTATAGCTATTCAGGGATTAGACTATTCTTTAGTTTGTAGTGATTCTCGCATATCCACCGTTGATGAAGGTGGTTTTGCTTCACAGATAACTACACTATCTTCTACTTCTGCTAAAGTTGCAGAAAATGGAAGATACCTTTTAGGTGCAGCTGGAGATATGCGCGCAATTAATATTCTTCATCACGCCTTTACTCCTCCTGTTGTACCTCCTGGAACAACTGGAAAAAAGTTAGACAACTTTATAACTACAAAGTTTATACCTTCTCTTAGAGAATGTTTTGAAAAACAAGGATATGCTGCTCCTGAAAGAGATACTTCAACTCACATTGCTGAGCATGGATCTACAATTTTAGTCGTAGTCTCAGGTTGCATATATGTTGTTGATGGCGACTACTCTTGGACCTCTGATATAAGTGGCATGTATGCTCTTGGAACTGGAAGTGCTTACGCTCTTGGCGCTTTGCATGTTCTTGGTTCATCAAAAAAGATGACAGTAGCTCAGGCTAAAAAAGCAGCTTTAAAAGCTATAGCAGTTGCCTCAAAGTATGACCCTTATACCGGAGCACCTTTTCATTGTCATTTTCAAGAAAAAATTTAGGAACAACTATGGAAGAATTTGACGAACTAACTTGTATCCAATGTAATCTTCAATGGAAGCGCCTTAAAGCAAGAGGGAGAAAACCTAGGCTTTGCCCATCATGTCTACAAGCTCCTTCTGTTGATTCTTCTCAGCTGACAATCAATGCCCCTAAGCAAGAGAATACTACCTTAAGATATAAACCTAACAGTGAATGGAAATGCCATTCTTGTGGAGTGTACGTTAAGGTATGTGTAGCTATAGATGAAGCACCTTCTCACACTTGTAAAAAGAGACTACATAAAGTATATTTATTAGAACTAATATAATATCTATCTAATCACCGACTTGTAACATAAAAGAAAGATAGAAAATTATGACAGGCATTACTGTTCAGATCCTCGCTGCTTTGTTTGAGCTTGCGTATATTATATTCCGGTTTTTAACTACTCCCAAAGAATTAGTCTTATGATGATTCATCCCAACTGGCCATGTAATTACCCTAATAATAAAGAGGAATCTTCTTCTTCTTCAAATACAGAAGATAAAATTTCTACCAACAAAGTTTACTTTGACACTAGCCTTTTAAGTAATTTTGACAAATTGCTATTATCTTTACTTGATAATGCTTTAGCTGAAATTTCAGAAGAAAAAAATTTGTATAAGAACTTAAACAAGAAGTTATCTGGCTTTAGCTGATATAATGTTTTTATGTCAGAACATATTCTAGATAGCTCTAAAGAATTAATTCATTCACTTCTCAATGAAGCTGATAAAACAATTCATGATTCTAAAAATGTTTATGATATTTGTCAATCTGCCTCAAATACTATATCTTTACTACTCACCCATATAAGTTCTATGGAATACAAGTTGCAGAGTTTAGAAGCTGAGATTCAAAGATTGAATTTAATAGCTCGTTATTAAAAAGGATAAAAATGAAATCTCTTATTCAGGCAATAAACAATCTAGCATCTTCTATTGCTAGTCTAGCAAATTCTATTTCTAACAAAGATCAAACTTCAGTAAAAGAAGAGAAATCTACATTTATTGGTAAAACTCCTAAGAATCCATATCCTAAGAATCCATATATGGACATTAAAGAATTTATTGATACTCCTAAAAATCCATATATGGACATTAAAGACAACATTGACTTTAGTTACAATACTTATGGATCATTAAATTTTAAGGAAAGAGAAGCTCTCTACAAAATTTATAAAGCTATTTTTAATAAAGGCGTTAATGAACCGCTGCATGACAAGATGTTATCAAATCTTCTTAATGACCTTAAGCGTGATTGGCCTTCTTTGCATACTGCTATTAATTCTTTAGTTCAATCTAAAACAAAAAACTTTAATGACATACACAGTAATAAGCATTATCACTAGAGGAGAAACAAATGATTTCTCAATCTTCTTTGTCTATCCCTATTTCTCAGTCCGCTAAAACAAGACTCATAAGAACTTGGGGACCAGAATTAGTACTAAGATGTAAATGCGGAGATAAACCATCTCATTCTATGATGAGCCAATATGGTACTCCTAGGTGTCCTTCTTGTAAATTTACTTGTGAAATTATCCACCATGAATGGGGCACTGTAACAGATGCTTGATTTTTATGAAATGCGTCAAGCCTATTTAAGAGCCTTAGAAACCCCTTTAGATACGAGGAACAAAATGACCAGTTTAGACAAAGCAGCATATCCTGTAGGATTAATGGTAGCTGAAGTAAGAATGCTAACTAAAGAAGAGCTTAAAGCTGAAGGTTGGGAAAATTCCCGTGGTGGATATCCGGTAGCAATCATCTTTAATGACGGAAGCAAGATCTACGCTTCTTCTGATCCTGAAGGTAACGATGTTGGATGTATCTTTGGCGTTACTTCAGATGGAGAAACAATTATAGTTTCCCCACTAGAAGACGCAGTTGCAGATAATAACTAAAACGCGGAATATTATATTTTTTAATTTAAAAAACCTATATAGGTAAAATTTGGGAAAAAAATTTTAAGAGGCAAAACTGTTTTAAACTTTTTTTGTCTTTTTGGGTTTTATACAAAGAAATTAATAGGACCTCAGATATATATTATTTAATAAATCTCATAACTTCTGCTGCTGTTTCTCCGGCTGACAATATTCCACTAAGTGTTCTTTTTGCCATCCCACCAGTTCTTCCAACTTGTTCTGCAACCTCTGTGCTAGCCCCGCTTCTTTCTAAAGCAGCTATTGAATCTATAATAGGTTCAGAGGAAATTGAAGCTAGGCCAGATCCTTTTATCTGTGCAGGAATTCTTTTTGATTCTGTTACTAGCGACTGATAACGATCATATGTATCTTCACCATAATTTGTTAGCACATGCTCGTTTGCTGTTTGTTGAAGACTTCTCAAAGATGGAGCAACAGCTTCTGACATTCCGCCGTAATCAACTGAACCCATAAAAACGCCATGAGCTTCTACGGCTCCTAGTCTTTGTAATTGATCAAAATCAATATGACGAGCAAATGCATCATACACTGCAGAACCTCGCATGTTCCTTAAGTTGATTTCTGCATATCCTTGGAATCCATAAAATTCATCATCAAGACGATTGTATGCGCTTAATAAGGTTCCCTTAATATGCTTCTCCTCAATACCTCCTCTTGCTATCTTGGTTAGAGCGTCTTTTCCTATGGTGGTTTTTGAAATTAATCCAGAGAAAGACTCAGCTCTAGCTTCTTCTCGACCAAATTCACGCATAACACCTAGATAAGTATCTTTAAATTTACTAGCAACTTCTTCATCTACCGAACTAACTCCGGATAATATCCTTCAATTGACCCACAAGAAGATTTTTATCCACAGTACTTTGTGTTAACTTAGATACACCATGTCCAATTTCGTGTAACGCAGTTTTTACATTGCCAGTTAAGGATCCTCTTCGAACTACAGATTCTCTAAAAACAAGAAGATTACTTACTCCACTTGTATTACTAAGCCTAATACCTTCATGCCTAAGCATTCGTTGCAAGGCTTCATGTCGAGTTAAACTTTGACCCACAGTCTCAGCATGAGCCATTGCCCTCTCGTTAAGTGGTTCAAAGCCAAATTTTTCTAATACTTGATTAGATACAGAGATACCTAAAGTTTTTTTACTTACACGAGCTCCAACAACGGATTTATCTCCCATTGTAAGAAAAGATTCATCAAGCCTACCTATTTCCCTTAAGCTTGATTCTATTTCTTGCATTCCTTCTTTAGCGCCAGGGGCAGATTTGCCTGCTCTAAATAAAAAATGATCTATTGGCATTGATTCTGAGGAACGAAACATAATAAACCTTAAAGTTAAAAACTATATATATAGTAACCTTTTAAAATCAATAGGACCTCAAATTGCGGTTTGAGCTGCTATAATATAGTTAATTATGGGAACGTACGATTTTTTTCATATTGATTATCCTTTGCCGGTAGAGCCTTGGATTCCACACAGCTACAAGTCTTATATTTATTATGCTTTTGCTGCTGAAGGATTTAAATCAAAATCTATGGAATGCTTTTTAGATAGTTATTTTATAGACAATAATGGATACTTATACATGGAAGAAAGCCCTTCTTTTGAAGAAGATTCAAAGAATAAAAAGAGCAGAAAGATATACTTTCACGGCCACATAAAAGTGCATTGTCCTGTATACTTAACTGAAGACGAATCAATAGATTCCAATAGGATGTTATGGTTTGAATATGACTTGAAGTTTACTGACAGTCTCCTGGTAGAGGCGAAAATGATATCGCCAAAGAAAGAAGATTTATATGAACTACACAGAAATATATAATAAAATTTATGATTGCGTTAAGCATGATGACAGAAATAATGAACAAATACATTACACTACTGTCAGTATAGCTAATGCAATAAATGGATTGTTTAGGCTTTCAAGTCAGCAAAATCCACAAACAATAAATGCAATATCAGAAATTCTTAGCTTAATGTGGAGTCCATTAAAACTTGGTGGATTTGATCTAGATGACAAAGATGGTCAACCATTTAATTAAGTTCTTTGGGTATATTTAATTTCTCTGCTATTATCAACCAGTATTTTTATGGTACTATAATAACAGATTATGCGGTTGTAACTTAACAGTAGAGTACGTGCGCTTCCGACCCACGGTGTGAGGGTGCAATTCCCTTCAACCGCTCCAATGTAATTTCAATACCATAACTAAGAGCATAGAAAAATTTAGATATAATGACTAAAGATATAGAAAAAAGAAAAGCTTACCTAAAAGAATACCAAAGAAAATGGATGAGAGACAGAAGACTTGACTGGGTTCTGGCTAACGGTCCATGCAAGCATTGTGGTTCTTGGGACAGCTTAGAAGTAGATCACATTAAACGTGAAGATAAGACAATGCATGCTTCTTGCGTATGGAGCAGAAGAAAAGAAGTTAGAGACAAAGAATTATCTAAGTGTCAGGTTCTTTGCAAGTCTTGTCATTTAAAAAAAACTATATCAGAAGTAGAATATCCTGGAATAGTACATGGTACATCTAATGGCTACGATCATTATGGTTGTAGGTGTGAAGAATGTAGGCTCGCAAGAAGCAAAAGAGACATGAAAAGAAGAAATCCAAATAAATATAAAGAATTATACGATAATGAATAAAAAATTATTATTTCAACCGCTCTAATTTTGCTCTACTTTGAGACAAATATGTTCCATCATCTGGAGCAATTGTTCTTTTTCTATTAGACATAGCTATTCCTACTCCAAGTAAACCAGCAGCTGCAGCAATACCCATTGCCCTTGCGTTGCCTGATGCAAGATCTTGAGCAGTCTTCATTCCATTGTCCATTAAACCTTTTGGTTTAGTAGTTACCTTAGATGGTTCTGAAGATCCTATTTTCAGCGTTGGCTCCCCAGATAGAGGGGGGTTAGAAGTTATTTTTGCACTGGGGTCAGGCTTTGGATTTTGAGTACTTGTATTTATGGGTGAAGATTGAGCTTTTGGTTTAGATTTTCCACCAGACGCAGAATCTGCTCCTCTGTTTCTTGGGGTAACTCTAATGTCATCTGTTGGAGTTCCAACATTTAATCCTTTTGGAGGAGGGGATGCTGGAGGAGGAACTGTTAATGGCTCTCCTGCGGATATTTTAGCTGCTACTGTACCAGTATCATATTCATCTGCTAAAGGAGTTACTTTAGTAGCATTAGTAGTTGCTACACTTGGAGCTGAGACAGCTTGAAGAGTCCTTGGAGCTGGAATTTGTCCTGGCTTATTAATAGTCGGAAGATCTCCAACATAGTTATCTACATATTTGGTGTTACCGAATGCAATTTTTCCAGTAGATCTCTCTTGAGCTATTTGCTCTATTGTTTTATACGGGCTAATGTAACCATCTTTGCCATGTAATAGTTCTGCCATCTCTGGCATTTCTTGAGTTATTTTGTTTATTTTATCTATTTCTTCTGGATTAATTTTTCCAGATATTTTATATTCTTCTAAACTGTTGCTCATTGAAGTATCTTCAAGAGAAAAATCAACTTTTCCAGTAGTTGGATTAATACCTAAGTAATCAGTAGTAAATCTTCCAGAAACACCTCTAGAAAGAGGATGATTTTTTACTCCGGTGTCTCCAATTATACTATGCCTGTATGCAGGATCATTTTGATCAACAAGCCTATTTCCCAATTTATCTTCTAGGCTTTTTATTATAGAATCTCTACCCTCTAAGCTTTGTGGGTATGCTGTTAAGTGTCTACCTGCACCATATTTTCCAGGTCCCATTTTGTAGGTCATTGCTTGTTCATTGAACACTTCAGCTGCTGATATTATGTCATTTGGATCAGCAAAATTTTGAGCTCCGCTACTATATGCTGATTTATAAAATTTAAAAAAATCATCAGATTTAACTCCAATACCAGCAAGTCTGGAATCAAACACATCTGCTAAATTTTGATCCATTACAGATAAGTCTGCTGCTCTCCCCGCTCTTGCTAAACCCTCTTCATGACTTAAGTCTGTAACAAAATCAGCATGAATTTTCCACCCATGATTTTGATTTATACCACTGGGTTTAACGGGATTATATCTTGGGTCAATTCTAGATGTTGGAGAATCCATTTGTGTATACAGCGCTCTGTTAGAGGTTGGATCAGAAAATCTATGAGGACTGATAAGTTCTGGTAGCTCATGGCCAAAAACTCTTTTAGAATAATCGGTTAAATTATCCTTACTTACTCGAGCATATTCTCTTTTTAGATTGCCGCTAACGGAATCTATCTCACCGTCTACATTAGGTCTTATAAACTGAAAAAGCTCTGCTCCATCGTCTCCGGTAACAGCTGATACATTAGAAATATCATCATACTTCTTTATTGTATTTGGATATTTTTTATTATTTGCATCGAGTATTATCTCATGAATAGATCGAGCCATAATCTAAACTCTTTCCATTTCCATTTGCTTTTCCATTGACTTACTACGCAGAGATGATATACCAAAAGCAGCTCCCAGTGCACCCATTCCTATTGCAGCAAATCCAAGCTTAGAACTATGCACAACGCTAGCTGCCCTCATGGTGTCATCTGCTAGCCTTTGGGCTGTTGAGGACATCATTCTTCCCGGAGTTCCAGTTGGAAGAGTTTCTCCTACAGCACTTGCTATATTTGCTGCTGGCTGACTAGAATTAATACTTGCAGTTTGCAAATATCTATTTACAGAACTAGGAATATAGTCTTTATCAATTTTTGGATTTGCACTAGTTGCAGCAGTAGATAAATTAGTTTTACTTGTTAGATTATTTATGCTTACCCTTGTTGTTGTTCTGGGTTGAATAAAATCTGGCTGATCCTTTAAAAGATTGTCAGTACCGTATCCCTTTTTCGACAAATATGACTCACGCATACCACTTTGCATTAGTCTTTCAACTCTACTCATGTAGGATTCCATCGGCTGCATTGGCTTTATGACTCCAGCTCTAATAGCTTTTCTTCTAGCTATAATAGCATTTTGTCTAGAAGATGGATTTGTAAGAAAATTAAGTGGCTGATCATCTCCTTTTAGGGACTCCATAATTTTCATTTCTAATTTATGAGGAAGACCACTTTTGCTTGGATTAATCTGGTCAGCAGTCTTTCTCATTTCTTTTCTTAGATCAGTAAGAGTATCTTCTATAATTGCTCGACGAACTTGTTTTTTAGATCCAGCATCTAAATATGAAAGCTCATTTTCAAGATCCATAATATACTTTGCTACTTTTGCTTTGTATTCAGCAACCGATCCAGCATATCTTCCTACTGTATACTGTCTTCTTTCCATGTTTGCGGTATTTAAAATATCTTCTCTAGTTAAATAACTTCTTCTTTTTGGAGAGTTATATTTTGCCTTCATCTTCCTGCTATGATCAAAAGCTGCTCTTTCACCTTTATTTAAAGGTCTTAATACACCTTCTCCCATGGGATCATATCTTGAAGCTGGAGTAGAAATTGGAGCTCCATTTTTTGGTCTAAGATAAATAGGATCTAGATCTGCATTAACCTGGTTAGGGTTAAATACATTCTCTACTTTTCTAGCAAGATTATCAGTTTTATTAAAAGTAAATTCTGGATTCGTGAATTTAATTCTTCCGTTTTTTATCCCTTGTAAATATAACTTGATTTTGGTTTAGTGGATTTACAAATTTTGTTCTTCCACTTTTTAATTTAATTTCAATTGGATTAAAATAACCCTGTGGAACCATTTCTTTTGGAAGAAGATTTTGCATCAAGGTTCTAGAGTTAGTGTTGGATGCATCTAATATATGAGGTGTAGGTATTGACGCCTTGCCTGATCTTCCTCCTCTATTTTTACCCCTTCTTTTGCTTACCCTTTCAGGATCGTCATCAAAGCCTTTTCTTGAAGTTGAAATTTTTTCTATACCACCGGATGATGAAATGATATTAGAAGACCTGGAGACAGGGGACGAAGGAGGGGCAGATGTCGTAGTTAATGTTATAGGGGCTGGAGGTCCTGGTTCTGAAACAAAGAAATCATTTATATTAACCGTTGTAAATTGTTTTTTGGCCATAAAAACTCCAGTTTTGTATTACTATAGACTAAATAGTAACCAATGTTTGGAGGTATGTTATGGCAGGAAAAAAGCCAGCAAAGAAAAATGTTTCTAATAGTCAAAAAGAAATTAAAGTAGAATTACCTGGTAAAGCAGTTAAATATGTTGGTATTAAAGGTGTTAAATTTAGCTGCCCTAGTTGCAGTAGAAGCCTCAGTAAAGGTATAATTTGGGAACACAAAAGCAATGTATATTGCACTAGAAACTGTATTCCAAAAGAACAAGCAGTCCCTGCATCTTAACTAAAAGGAAATAAATTAAAATGGATAGTTATTGGTTAGCCGAACTTTTAGAGGAAATGGAAAGAAAACTTCCTCCAGCAGAACAAGAATATGCAAACGCAATGCTAGGAATTGTCAGCAAATATGGCAAGCTTTCCAACAGTGATGGCAATGGCATCTGGGTTGGCTATGTTCCAGGCATAGAAAATGACAATTTATCTATTGGTGTTAAGTGTGCCAACTGTGCATTGTATGAAGGCAATGGCGTTTGTAAGATTGTTGCCCAGACCGTAGAGGACAATGGCTATTGTCGCCTAGCTGCTATCTACGATGGTGTCGTCAAGTCGGGAAAAAGTGAATGAGAAACTACTGGTTAAGTGAATATCAATCTCCAGATGATGAAGAGATGCCTGAAGAACCAGAGATGGATGATTCCGAAGATGAAGAAGAAGATATGGATGATCCCAAATCAAAATTAAATGCTAGACAAAAAATGATGTATGAACAGTATGAAGCAACTGTAGAAATGCACGGCATGTTTGATCAAACTTCTTTAGGAAATGGAGCACACTATGCACCAGCTGCTAAGAATCCATTTATTAAAGAAGGATTAATTTGTTCTAACTGTGTATTTTTTAAGGGCGGGCAAGGCTGTGAAATAGTTGCCGGAACCATACAACCAAATGCTGTTTGTAAACTTTGGATTATACCTAACGAACTTTTAAAGAAGGGTTAAACATGAAGGTTTGGATCGATCAAGATCTTTGTACTGGCGATGGCCTCTGTGCTGAAATTGCACCAGCAGTTTTTGAAATGCACAATGATGGCTTGGCATATGTAAAAGAAGTTGATTGGCCTAATCTTATGGGGCCAACTGGAAAAGGCGAAGGACCTGTCTATCAAATGGCACAAGGAATGGCTACTGTACCAGAATCTTTATTGCAAGATGTTATAGAAGCTGCCGAAGAATGCCCAGGTGAATGCATCTTTATTGAAGTGGAATAATATTATGCCAACTTATAATTATATATGCATTGATAATGATCATACTTGTTCTGAATCACGTAAGATGACAGAGGATCAAATAATTACTTGTTGTCCGGAATGTGGATCTCAATTAAAAAGAGATTATTCTGCGCCAGGTATACAATTTGTAGGATCTGGTTTTTATAAAACGGATCATTAATAAGATAAGTTTTTAAATATTAAGAATCTTTTGGGTCTTCCCAGATTCCTTTAGAATATTCTACCCAATTATCGTATTCTTCTTGAGTTAAAAGGGTTGTAGAACCATCATCATTTTGTTTGGAAATTGTTCCAAAAGGATTTTGTTCTATAAATTCTTCTTTTGTTATAGGCTCATAATTAATCATGATGCGTCTTCTCCTCCTATGCGAACAAAATTTCTACTACATTGATCTAATGCCCTAAATGATCTAAATGACCCACCTACTAAGATTTTATTATCAGTTTGAATAGCTATAGATAAAATTCCACCTTCAGATATAATATTGTTACCAATATTTGTTGTAAAAGCTGCGTCTCTGGTTCCATCAGAATTTAGGCGTAGTATACGATTAACAGTTACGCCATTAAAGGTTGTAAAGGCTCCTCCGACTAATATCTTACCATTGGACTGAAAAGCTATTGAATATATATAATTATTAGCTCCAGTACCCGTATTCGTTGTGAAGGTTGTGTCCCTAGTTCCGTCTGAATTTAGACGAACAATAAAGTTAGCGGTTACACCATTAAAGAATCCAAACTGACCTACTATTACAATCTTACCATCTGTTTGGATTGCTACTGATTGTACATTGTCGCTAAAACCAGTACCTGTATTTACTGTGAAGGCAGTGTCCCTAGTTCCATCTGAGTTTAAGCGAACAATACGTTGAACGGTCGTACCATTCCAGCTAGGAAACCAACCTCCAATAACAATTTTACCGTCGGACTGAACAGCTACAGAGAATATCTGATCATTTGCTGCTGTTCCAATATTTGTTGAAAAGGTAGTGTCTCTTGTTCCATTTGAATTAAGACGAACGATACGACTATGTGATACGCCATTCCAGCTAGAAAAAAACCCACCAATTAAAATCTTACCATCAGATTGAACAGCTATGGACTGTATAAATGAATTTGCTGCTGTTCCAATATTTGTTGAAAAGGTAGTGTCGTCTGTGCCGTCTGAGTTTAAGCGAACGATACGGTTTAACGGTGCGCCATTCCACTCTGTAAACCAACCTCCAATTAATATTTTTCCGTCGGACTGAACAGCTATTGAATATATATAATCATTTGCTGCTGTTCCAATATTTGCTGAAAAAGCTGTATCTACTGTCCCGTCTGAGTTTAAGCGAACGATACGGTTAACTTCTACACCGTTCCAATCTTTGAATTCGCCACCTACTAATATTTTTCCATCAGACTGAATAGCTATAGAGCTTACTGGACCACTAGCAAATGAATTAAGCGGTGGGGGACTTCCATCAGAATTTAAGCGAATAATACGATTATGTCCTACACCACTAAAAGCTGTAAAGTTTCCTCCAATAACAATTTTACCGTCGGACTGAACAGCTATTGAATATATATAATTATTTGCTGCTGTACCAGTATTTGTTGAGAAAGATGTGTCTCTAGTTCCATCAGAATCTAAACGTACAATTCGGTTAACAGTTACACCATCCCAATCGGTAAAAGTCCCACCAATTAATATTTTTCCGTCGGACTGAACAGCTATTGAATATATATAATTATTTGCTGCTGTTCCAATATTTGAAAAGGTAGCGTCCGCATTTCCATCAGAATCTAAACGTACAATACGATTAACAGTTGCGCTATTAAAGGTTGTAAAAGTCCCACCAATTAAAATCTTACCATTGGACTGAACAGCTATTGAATATATTTGACCATTTGCCCCATTACCTGTATTATCTGCAAAGCTAGCGTCCGCAGTTCCATCAGAATTTAAACGCACAATTCGGTTAACAGTTACACCGTTAAAGGTTGTAAAGGCTCCTCCAATTAAAATCTTACCATCAGATTGAACAGCTATGGATAATATGTTTGAATTTGCCCCAGTACCCGTATTAGTTGTAAACGATGTGTCTCTTGTTCCGTCAGAGTTTAAACGTACAATTCGGTTAACTGTTGTACCATTCCAGGTTGTAAAGGCTCCTCCAATTAAAATCTTTCCATCAGATTGAACAGCTATTGAATATATATTATTATTTGCTGCTGTACCCGTATTTGTTGTAAACGATGTGTCTCTGGTTCCATCAGAATTTAAACGCACAATTCGGTTAACTGTTGTACCATTCCAGGTTGTAAATTCGCCACCAACAAGAATCTTACCGTCGGTTTGGACAGCAATGCTGTTAACAGGTTGGTTTGCTGCTGTTCCAATATTTGTCATAAAAGTTGTGTCTCTTGTCCCATCTGAATTAAGACGAACGAGACGGTTGTGTGATACGCCATTCCAGTTTGTAAAGGCTCCTCCGACTAATATTTTTCCATCGGATTGAATAACTATAGACATAAGGTAACCTGCTGTTCCTATACCAAATTCTCCTGTTTCATCCCTATCATCCCAAGAACGATCAACAAGGCCACCCTTAATAAAAGATGTGTACCAACGACCAGCAACTTTATTATATATGTAGTCAGGAAATTTCCAAATCCCCCCAACTTTAACGTAAGGTTTTGCTGTACTCCAAACTCCGCTAGCTTTAATGTATTGAGACATTAAGAATAGACCATCCAAGTGTCACCATCACTACCTCCTGATGGTGTTGCTGTAGAAACAAATGTAGTTGGGACATTAGTTCCATTTAATGTTAAACTTCCTGTAATTGAAGTTGGCCCAGTAAAATTTGGTGTTGCTGCCGTTAATCCTACTAGGATTTCTAGGCTTCCATCTGTTTTTAAAGTGCCTGCAGAAGTGCGGTAAAGGTTTGCATCGGCAACCGCTGAGCCAGAACTCCATTTTAACTTACCACCTGCATCGATGGCAAAGTTTGGAGTGGCACTAGAAGATGGTCCTATTTCTACAGCAGTATCAGATGCTGTACTAAATTTTATAGCTTTAAGCCTATTGTAAAAATTGGGCATGGCCTCAACCAAACCTTTCTAAATTAAAGTTAACCCCTCAAGATTAACTAGATATCTATTATAGTAATTAATACTTATGGCTATCAAACGAATCTTGGTTATGATAAAATGTGATTATGTCAGCAATTTCCAATAATCCACGCTCATACTCAAAGATAACCGAACCATGGGTCTTCATAGATGAATGCTTTACAAACGAAGAGCTAAAAAAGATAGAAGAATATTGTTCCTCAAAGAAACTAAATAAAGCTTCTACTGTAGGTAGTGACTCATTTGCTAGGGTGTCTAATAATTGTTTCAATGATGTAGACCAGGAAAATACATGGTTTATCGACAGAATAAATCAAGCATTAGATCATGCTAATAAAGCATTTTATAATTTTGATTTATATGGATATTCATTTTTTCAATATGCCGAATACGAAGGATCAGAAAACGGGAAGTATGATGCTCACACTGATTTAATTTTTGGCAAAGATAAGCCGGGCTATATGATTGATACTAGAAAACTCTCTTTAAGTTTACTTCTAAATGAGCCAGAAAAAGATTTTATAGGTGGCGAATTTTTTATTCACCTCAGCGGAAACCCATCACTGCATGCTTTAAAAAAGGGACAGATGATATTATTTCCATCATTCATGCTGCATGGAGTAAAGCCAGTTCTATCTGGAGTAAGAAAGTCTATTGTAATTTGGGTTGAAGGACCAAAGTTTAAATAGATTAAGCTTGTAGGTCACCTATCAAAACCCAGGTATTTGTATCTAACTTGATCAAAGTTGCAGAAGACCATCTTGCACGCAGCTTAAGTCCTGGTGTAGAGTTAACAGTAACTCCACCAGCACCTGCAACAGTAACTTGACCAGTTCCCTTTTGAAGTAAGTCGATCCTATCTCCAATAGCAAAAGCAACTGATGATTCGAGAGGGACCGTTAAGGTAATAGATGCAGCATTATCCAATGTAACTAATTTTGCTAAATCTGTTAGCTGCAATGTATAGGTAGTACCAGTTTGCGCATTTAAGGTTGATCTAAAGCCGGCTTTAGCTGGACCATCTTTAAGGTCGGTAGATTCAATGCTATTGTTTAAGGATAGTTTAGAATAAGTGATTGCTGCGCTAGCATTTACGTTGGCGTTAACAATAGTTGAGCTGACCCAAGCTGATCCATTCCATTGAAGTGTCTCGCCACTTGATGGTGTTGCGGCACTCACGTCTCCCACTGAATCTAAAGTTGCAACTGAGGCACTAAAAGTTTTGTTTACCCATTCAGAAGTAGAGCTTTGCCACGCTAAAACTTGATCATTGAACGGAGTTGCTGCATTAACGTCGGTCAATTGGTCCAATGCTAAAGAAGTAATATAAGTATTAGTATCCAATGCCCAAGTGTCAGCTGCGGTTTTAATTAAATTGCCGGAAGTTCCAGCTAATGCTGCAATTGCCGTCAAGTCAGCGTCTAATGGTTGATACGTGTTGGATGCTACTGATATTGTAGGAGTTGCACCTTCCCCAGAGTTATTAGTTATTGTTATTCCAGTGCCCTGCACCAAGCTGCTGACATAATCACCAACAGTATCCGTTGATAGATTAACTGGATCGTTAATCCAGTTGGACCCATCATATCTTAAAAAATCACCATTAGCTAAACCACTTAGAGTAACATCATTTAAAGAGTCTAAATCTGTACTTAAAGCTACTCCGGAAACCGCAGCATAGATGCCAACTCTTATGCTATTAGAAGATGGAGGTGTTTCAAAATATACTGTAATAGAATTTAAAGTAGTGGCTTCCCATAAAGTTGCAAAGCTTGAATACGGAGATGATGTTTCCGTAAAGTTGACCACTATATCTCTTGTGGTTAAATTATGATTAAGCACAAACGTACTGTCCGTATTATTCCCTATTGTTGCAAAATATGTTGTGCCTTCAACGGAACTTGGACTTATTGCATTTACCCAATTTGTTCCATCATATTTTAATACTTGATTTGGGGTTGCGCTTGTTATGATTACGTCAGTTAAGTCATCTAGAGAAGCTACGGTTGATGCTACTCCTGGTATATACTTATTTAAAGAAGCATTGTATTTAAGAACGTTTGTATCAGCTGGACCACTAGCATCTATCTGTACACCACTAACCGTTAAGTATGGTGCGGTAACCATTCCAGTAAATGTAGGTGTCGCACTGTTAGCTTTTAGGTCTAATGCCGTTTGCTGTGCAGTTGAGACTGGCTTATTGGCATCCGAAGTATTATCTACGTTACCTAGTCCAATATCACCTTTTACTAAACCCAAAGGTGAAGTAATTGTTTTATTCGTAAGTGTCTGCGTTCCTGTTGTTGTAACCAAAATTGAGGTATCAACAATCCCGTGGATATTTGTTGTATCTGACTCGTGGTTAGTAAGCGCTGTGGCGGCATTGCTTGCAGTGGTCGAGACAGACGAATCAACATAAGCTTTTGTTGAAGCATCAGTGTTACTTATTGGTGTGGGAACTGTAACTGTTCCAGTAAAGGTAGGTGAAGCAGTAGGGGCTTTAGTGTCTAACTGTGTTTGGATTGCAGAAGTTACGCCATCCAAATATCCAATTTCGGTGTCTGTAACATTGGCAACACGAGTTTGAACTATTGACGTGTCAATTGCAATACCTGGAGTAGCACCTTCTCCAGAATTGTTAGAGATAGTAAGACCGTTACCTTGGACTAGGCTCTTAACATAATCTCCAACCGTGTCAGACGTCAAGTTTACAGCGTCATTAACCCATGCAGAACCTGTCCATCTTAAAAAATCGCCATCTGCCGATGATGTTATGGTCACATCAGAAAGAGCATTTATTCCATGGTTGGAGATGTCAGACACAGTTCCTGTGACATTTCCAGTCACGTTACCGGTAACATTACCTGTTAAATTTCCGGTTACGTTTCCAGTCAGAGGTGCTGTTACGCCAGCAAATGTTGGAGTAGCAGAAGCAGCTACATCTTGACCAATAGAAATTGTTGGCGTAGCGCCTTGTCCAGAATTATTAGAAAGAGTAACTCCAGTACCGGCAGTAAGATTGGTTATATAATCACCTATGGTATGCAGACCAAGTGTTACCGAGTCTTCTACTATAGAATTTAAATCTAAGAATGTAATTCCATCATTAGTAAACTGCCACTTATCGGTTGACTCATTCCACCTTAGTTGAACATTATTTAATGCCCCTCTTTCTACTTCTATACCGGCGGTCGTAGAAGTGGCAGAACCATTTGTTGAGTTAACTAAAATAAAATTATCTTGTATGATAACTGTCTCTGCATCAACCGTAACAGTAGTTCCTTGCACTGTTAGATTGCCAGTAATAGTTACATTATCTTCTGTTTCCACTTCATCTAAGTCAGGCTTTAACCAAGACCAAGCTGTGGATACTTTATTTCCTTCTGAGTCAACATACCAGACTATTCCATTAACTGGGTCTAAAGCTATTTGACCTTGAGATATATTAGGCTCTACGGGAAGTGGCATTAAAAATCCTTATGTTTTATTTGGCAGCTTTTTTGTCCACCTTATTAAATACTTCGTTGATTTCTGTACTCGAAAGTTTTCCATCGTCTAAAAATGCACGAGAAAGACCTTCTACTACAGTTGCAACTCCAGCCATGCCAGCCATAAAGCAAGCTTTCCATAACTCAACTCCAGCTATGGCACCCGCTCCTATGACTCCAAGGCCAGATGCAGCAAAGGTAGCAACAATTCTCATTAAAATATTATTTAGTGTTTTCATTTCACCCTCCTATAGTAATTACCTTAGATACTTTTTCCTTTGAATTATTAGATAACCAAAACAAATTAAACCAAACCCTAAAATTAAAGTAAAGTATGGTCCAGATCCAGTTTCTGGAAGCTTTGGCCCATGGTCATGACTTGAATGGTCATGAATGGTAGTTGTTGTTTCCATCGGTGGAACAAATGCTTGTTGAGCTGTTGTGGTAGTTTGCTCAACAGTTGTCACTGAAGCCTGCGTAGTGGTTGGAGCTGGCTCTGTAGTGGTAGTAGCAGGAGGCTCCGTTGTAGAGGTCGTAGGAGCAGCTATGGTCGTAGTGGGTGGGTTCCAGGTAACTGTAGAAGAAACTGTCTTAGCCACACCATTTACAGTAGCTGTTGCTGTGTAAGTCGCAGTGCCAGTAGCATTTGTTCTAATAGTTATTGTGGCAATACCTGATGAATTAGTGGTAGCCGTAAATGTTTGACCAGCATCTGGTCCAGCACTAACAGTTACAGTTACGGTAACTCCAGATTGTGGAACTCCAGCAAGAGTTTGAGCTGTCGCAGTTATTATCAGATCTTCTCCTGCCCTTGGTGTTGCAGGGTTTATTGCAAGAGTAAATGAGCTTGGAAGCGATACTGCTCCACCACCAACAGATACAGCTACCCTAGGACTTGAAACGGACGGAAATGGATAGTTAACTAATGTTTTTAGTGTTCCAACATTTCCAGTAAAGTAGCCATGCCAACAGGCTGCAACCATTGTATTTGTTAGCCCAAAGTCTGCGGTTCCATCTGCCGTAGCATCTGGTCCTCCATTACAGCCACCATTATTGTAGACTGCCCCAGGAAGCAGTGAAGTCAACCAGCCATATGAACCCATGTTAGCAAATAAACCTCCACCAGAGTTTACGAAGTCAGCAATGACCTCAGCATTTGACGTAAACAAAGCCTCAACTGCAGAAGATCTGCTCCAGTTATCTGGTATCCATATAACAGCTGGCTTTAGGGTATTTATATTTGTAAAAAAGTTTGTGACCTGGGTAGATGTATTATAAAAATTAACTGTTGGCGCAGTAGTAAACTGACCTAAGTACTTTGTAGTTAGAAGTGTGTTCCAATTTCCACCACAAGAGTTAGAGACGTCATTTGCCCCAAGGATCGCAATGCTTCCGTTATTAATATTGGTAGCGCCAGTGTGTGTTTTCTTAAGAACTTGAGCTATATATCCCCAAGTTCCTTCTCCGCCTGAGTGGCAAACTGGATCCATTCCATCAAGAACAATTGGACCACCACCGTGTGGTTGCTTTAGCTTGTTGGCTAGATATTAAGTATTGAGTCGCCGTGCCGGAACCAAAAGGCACTGAACTAACAACCATTATAAATCCAATAGCAATTAGTAACTTACCAAAATTTTTCATACATTCTCCTTATTCATCCTTTTTTAACATTGCATTTATATAGTGGACTAAAAATGCACACCCTGTTGCTATAATAGTTATTTTTCTAGTTTCACCAGATAAAGTAGCAAAAACTACTACGCTTCCAGATATCGTAAACGCAAGAGCTGCTGTCTCTTTCGAAAACTTTTTAATAAAGCCCCAAGGGCTAAATTTCTTTATCATTGTTCCCTCCTGATATTTAAATATACTATTTCTAGTAAAATTATTTTCTTCTTCGTCCCCTTCCGGGCCTTCTATTTCAGTGTCTTGTTCTTCATCTTCGCCATCTGGATTTTCATCTTCCCTTCGGCTATTTAAATTCCCTCCGTCACCTGGGCCTCCACCGGAACTACCTGAACCTCCGCTAGGGCCCTTAGAACCCCCTCCAGACCCTCCTCCTGAACCGCCTGATGGACCAGCTGACCCAGCAACTCCGACAGTAGCTGCTGATAGAACTGCAGTAGCAGCCAATAGAGTTCTACGAGAGCCTACGTCTACACTGGAACCCACTGGTACATAGTCATCTAAGCCCTCTCCATACACATTAATCGTCTCCTCAAAAGCGTTCTTTACTTCTTCTGGGGCGTTTGTCACAGCCTCAACAAGGGCTGATTCTTCTTCTTGAGTTAATTCACCTACAGGAATCTCAACAAAGATCTCAGATGCCTGGTCCCCATCAATGCTTTCCAAGACCTTTTCGCTAGTAGCAAGTTCAGTAGCTTGATCTTCGGTGACGCCATTTTCTAAGATATTGTCAACAGCATCCGAAACCTGGTCTTGTGTAATAGTGTCTGATTCCAAGACTCCAACCAGTTCCTCAAACTGCTCATCAGTAAGAGGTGAGTCCAAAACTGCATCAATTACCTCAGCAAACTTTTCATCAGACAATGGCTCAGAAAATACTGCATCTAAAACTGCACTCAACTCTTCAGTTGAAAGATCGTCTGCAAACACAGAGTTAACAACAGCAGTAAACTCTTCATCATTCATTGGTCCATCAAAAAGAGATGTAACTAGTGCTGCAATTTCTTCAGGAGAGTCAGCATTACCTATGGCGTTAGTTACCGCAGCCCCAAGTTCATCTGCATTGTCTGTATTGTTAAATATATCAGTAACTGTTTCCTCTGCTGTATTTTGCGCCTCTTCTGGAATACTTACTTCTGGAATTGTTTCATTTGGTAAATCTTCTGGCTCTGGAACTGTTACTGCACTTGTATCTATTTCTGGAACAGAAACTGGAGTTGGATCTAGTTCAGGAATTGAAACAGTGGTATTTTCTGGTTCAGGTGTTGAAACTGGACTCAGATCTAAATCAGGAATTAATACAGTGGTATTTTCTGTTGGAAGTGTTTCAACAGGAGGAAGAACTAATTCTGGTTCAGTTGTTGTAGTTGTTGGTGGTTCGGTTGTTGTGGTTGTTGGTTCGGTTGTTGTGGTTGTTGGTGGTGGAGTTGGGTCAATAACTATTACATCAACATTTGTTTCAGGCCCATAGATACATGGACCTACACCGTCGGAGGAGAAGCAGCTTTCATTTCCTGCTTTAATGCCAAAACGAACAGGTCCAAACCCGGTAGTTCCGGAGAACATGTATTCAGCAAGTGAGTAGGTGGTTCCTTGGTTGGTCCAAACTCCCCAGCCACCTGACGTAGTTCCGCCAATTTCGTCAAGTCCGTAAAACGTGACACCATAAGCGTAGATGTCAACATTACTTGATGTTGGCGCATCCCAGTCAAGGTCAACACTTCCGTCTGCGTTGGCTGTTGCTACAAGGTTTGTAACGGAATTTAAATATGGAGCAGCAGTTGTTGTGGTTGTGTATTGAGACTCATTGTTCTGAGTGAATGCTTCTGCAGGAACAGTCGAGTAGCCTCCACCTTGGTTCCATGCAAGTTTAACCCAGTTTCCTCCGCCATTTTCATAAAACCATAAAGTGATTGGTTTTGGTACGCCAGCAATAAAATCAATTGGTGTACTGGGATTTCCTCCGCCACCCTTGTCTATCCAGTTATTATCAACTAGAACATCATCAATGTAAAGCTTTGTGCCATCATCAGCGCTTGGATAAAAAGTAATTGTTTCCGTTGTGGGTGAGGTAATGTATCCTTCGTATTTGACTATGTAGTCGTTATAAAGTCCACAAATGCTATTGCCAAAGTCTTGGTCAATATTTAAGTATGTTGTAGTACACTGAACTGGTCTGCCGGATACGGATGGCAGTGGCGGAGACCCGTTATAACCATAGTTATCATAAATAGTTACTTGAAGTCCCGGCTCTGAAGTTGCTTTTGAAGAAGATGGAAATGCAAATACGAACGCAAAAAGTACAGCTAGAATCCAAGATCCACGACGTGGTTTTATACGCATTATTACCCCTCCAGGTAGACATTATCTATAGTAATGGAGAGGTGATAAAATTGGCGGCCTAAAAGGGAACAACCCCAGTAGATTTCTCTACTGGGGTTGAGCGTCGGCCTCCGTAAGACTTATTATATCAGTCAATATCTAATATTGCAAATACTTTTCCACCTGCAATTGTGTCATCTTTCAATCCGTTGACTCCCTTTAACTTGCGAACAGCTTCACCAGTTGCGGCATCATAAGTACCAGTTGCTTCACCTGCATAAAAGCCAGCGTTCTTAAGAGCTGATTGTAGTCTCTTAACATCTTCACCAGTTGCACCAACACTTAACTTATCTCTCATTGGTGCCTCCGCAATTTCTCCTGCTTCTGGAGCACCACCAGCAAATGCTAGCGGTTCTTTATCTCCAACACAATACTGCCAATGCCATGCTTCATACTCTGGATTAGGCTTACCTTCTTTTGTTGGTGCACCCTGCAAATAGAAACCATACTTTGGAGCATTTTCACACATCCACTTGTATCGTTTTGCATCCTGCATATTTAAGTCAATAGCTAATCCGAAGGCCATGGTTTGATGTTCCAGGAGTTCCAGATGGACTCATTCCCTCTTTGAGGTACCAGACCTTGTTGTTATATTTACGGGTAATTTCTGGGTTACGCTTTGTTTTTGCATCAGCATAGCGTGACATAAACATTGAAAGCTGTGCTTCAAATGGACGATAATCCCCAATGTTCTGTAGCTTATGCCCAGCTTTAGCAGCTTCGTCATAAAGTGCATTGAAGGCTTTAGCTGCCTTTACCCACATTTGACCGCCACATTTAACCTTAGCAAGCTGGTTTGGCTTAAGCTTGCCGTTTTCTACGTTTTGTAACTCTTTTGGTATAATCATTTTTTCTACTGGATGAGTCATTTTTTCTCCCTTACTTGTTTGTTTATATAGTAAATGCTTTACTTGTTTTTAAAAAGACTTGATGGGTATGTGTCATCTATCTCTTGGTATTTTAATGGGAATCTATCAAAAGGATCAATCCCATATTTAATTCTATTCATTATTAATTCATCAGATTTAAATTCATCTTTATCATATTCTGTATGAGCAAAGGATTCAATTTTATTCTTTATATTATCTTCTTCCCCTAAGAAAGAAAAGTGCCAGCCACCATTAGGTATGGTTGGCAAAGCCATTGAGCGTAGCTCTTGAGGAGTTGTAGATTCAAGGTGATTCTTTTTGCAGACTACAGGTCTAGCTCCTTGATTACAGTGATCCGGAACCTGCCAATGATAATTCCAAAAGTATTGCTTTACATCTAATCTAACTGGTTCATTATCTATTCTTAAATTTTCAACAGTTTTATAGTTCCAGATTTCATCTACGTCTGAAATAATTATTAAGTCTTCATCATCAATGTGAATATTTTTTAAAGCATCAGATATTGAATTCCTTTGAATATACTCTCTATCCCAAGATGACAAATTATTATCTTTAAAATCTATTCTATATAAAAATATTTTGTCATACCATTTTGAAAAAATATCGGGATCTTCATCAAAGTAATAAGGTTTACTTTTTCCAGTGAAAGTTTCAGACGCCTCAACAATAATAAAGTGATCTACATAATCACTCAATTCTTCTAGTCGTAATTTTAGAATTTCTTTTTCATTGTAGTAGGTAAAGCAATCAAATATTTTCATAGATAAATATTCTTTCATCTGAAAGCATTGAGTATTTTTTTGCTTCTATTTCTATTTTATTGTTGCGCTCTAAATGTAATTCAATTGAAGAAGCCCAGTCACCAGGATTAATTATCAAAGCGTGACCACCATGCTTAAGTATGTTTTTAACCTGATCTGCAATAAATGTATTATCATTAGTAAGTATCTCTGGATTATATCCTATGGATATAAATAGGTCAGCATAATCATACCCAGTGTATGGTCCATTGTATCCTATCTCCCAAAATGCTACACCATCAAAATACTCTCTTTTAGATCTATCAGTATGAAGGATAAAGCTTTCCATAGAATGCTCATTACTTTTCATAACTTCTCTTAATAAGAGAGAGTCGTTAACTTCACTATATAAAATGATGTTATGCTTGCGCTCAAAAATATCCCTAATAATGTGGCACAAAAAATCATAGTTCATTTTAGAGTGGCTTTCTAGCGTCCACCTTTAACCATCCCCATTCGTCACCTCTTTTAATGTCAAGGATTTCAAAACCCATTTTTTTAAAGTCATCTTCTAACATTCTGTGAGTTAAACCAACAAAATGAAAGTCAAAAGGATTAAGTTGTTCTGCAAAGAATATCTGTTGCATTCTTCTGTCACCGTCAAGGGAATCCATTGCAAGTATCTGATTGCATGCCAACAAAAAGTCTGGAACTTCAATTCTAATCATTCCACCTGGCTTTACAATTCGACACCATTCTTTAAGAACAGATTGATATTCTTTCCAGGGAAAGTGCTCCAAGCATTCTGAGTTATAAACTATGTCTGCATAGTTATCAGGCATGTCAAGTTTTCTTGCATCGCACACAACATCTACTGGCACTTGTTGTTTATTAACATGGTCATACAAAGGAGTTGGATCTATGTCAACATGTATCCAGTCTGGGCCAAGATATGTTCTTGTGCCAATTACAACTTTAACTCCATCACCTTTGGGTATAGTTTCTAGTCTCATTTTTCCTACGTTCTTAAGGGCCAAACAGGCATCTTTGTAATATCTATCTCACCTAGAATTGGGTTAGTACTATCTCTTACTGAGAGAATTGGATCTTGCACTGACCATTTTGCATCAATCATTTTATCATTCCAAAGAACTCCAAGTTCGTCAGCTTGATTGTAATAATTGTCTACCAAATAAGTTAAGATCATATCTGTAGTAGCAGAAAAACCATGGGCAACTCCTGGTGGAATATATAATCCGAGATTATTATCTCCTGTTAAATCTACAGAATAAACTTCTCCTTCTGTTGGAGAACCTATTCTCATGTCATACAGAACTGCTCTAGCTTCCCCAAAAGGCACATACCAATAGTCAGACTGATGCAGATGGTAATGAAATCCAGCTAGAGCACCTGCAGATTTAGATGATCTATTTGTTTGTATTACTTCTCTTGCTCCTGGTATCCAATCTCTTCTATAAGATTCGGTAAAGAAACCTCTGTCGTCACCAAATTTTTGTGGCTCCACCAAGAAAGCACCTTTGATGTTTGTCTCTTGTACATTTGCACCCATTAGATTATTCTTCCTCTGTAAAAATTAGTCCATCTAGGGACTTTAATAAGATCAACTTCTCTACCCAGAGCTGCAATATATACTGTCTCTGGATTTTCATTTAGTCCTTTAAGTTCTGGCTGCGATTGATACCACTCTTCCAAGTAGATGGCACTCCAGTCTTCAAATCTAGTTACATTAGGACTGTGGTACGTGACATTCGGGCCAACGTAATACTTATTCCACTTGTTGACCCAATTAACAACACCTTCATTGATTCTATTTTTAGAAGCTGGATCGTTTGAACTGGTTGAATCATGTCGAACATGAATAGCTGGATCAGCTATCATCTTCCAGCCATCAAGTCTAAGACGAGTTTGATAATCTACTTCTTCTTGGTGACCAATCTCAGTATCAAATCCGCCAATTCGCAAGTACGCTTGCTTCTTAAGCATCCAGCAAAAGCCAACACCCCATAGTATTTCTGTATACTTAGGTCTTGGAATTTGATAAGCCCCACCATTAGGAAAGGCCATTGCGACTTCTAAGTTTGTAGCAAGATAGCCTGCAAGTTTTTCGTCCCAACCATTAGTTATTACATAGGCATCGTTGTCTAGGTAGCCAACATAATCTGTTTCTGCCCATTCTAATATTTGATTAACTGCTCCAACATATCCGCTATTGTAATCTAAAAATTTTGGAATAATTCTTGAATCTTCACTTACGTGTCTTTCAATTACTTCTCTAACACCTGGGTCAGTTGAAGCATTATCAATAACTAGAAAACGCCAATCAGAAATAGAGTTTTGTCTCATGTTAGTGAGCATCATGTTTAACTTCTCAGGATTGTTATAGCTAGCAGTACCCATATCTATTCTCATGGCTTCACCCACCACTGTCCATTTTCATGTCGGACGAATCCTATTTTCACTAACATTGGATCCCATTCCCATTCATATTTATTATTAATAGACAAGTGCATGGGAATAGAATTTCCATGCTCTGCATCGCCTATGCCAAATGCATTATTGGGAATGAATACACCATTTTTCTTTAAGCAGTTAAAAATAGCTAATGCCCATTCGTCTACGTTTACAACGTGCTCTAGAAAATCTAAAGCAACGACGCCATCAAACTTGTTTGTGCCAATTTTTGGCGCAAAGCTATCAGTGAATAGAGTTTTAATATTTAGATCAGGACGCTTATTAAATCTATGCTGGGCAAAACCGGCTGTCTTACTACCCTCTAAGTCGTGGTAAGTGGTGTTCAATCCTTCTTCAGCCATTCTCAAGCTGAGTGTACCAATGCCATCACCAATGCTAAGGATCTCTTTCTTTCCAGAATGAGCTAGTCCTAAACTAATACCTTCGCACATGCCTTTGTAGTTAAAACCATCATCTAAGTGATATGAAGAAAGCTCCCAGATATAAGTATCTGTATTTCTATACCAATTAAGGAGAGAGTTTGGATCATCTACATTGGTATTGGTAGAAGTAAAATCTTCTGCAACCATATGGTGATTAGGGTGAAACCCTAAAGATAAACGCTGTTTAGCTTTATCTAAAGTGACACCCAAGTATTCTGATATATCATTTGCCTGTGTCTCTAAGTTCATTATTTATTGTTTCCCATTCTAAATAGCATTTTTCTAAACCATACATATAATCAGTTATGTATAAAGATGTTCCATCTTCCCAAGTGGTGTCCTTGGGTCTTGCTACATTACTGGTGAAATAAGTATAGGATACTGGTTTGATTTCAGTATCTAGTTTACCATTAGAAGCTGTCTTTATGTCGCTAGCTAGAGAAAATCTTGAAGATTTTATTGGATTACCTATGTGAATAATTTTTTGATCACTTTCTTCAAAGTGAAGAGCGGTATCCCAAAGTATCATAGCAGCGTCATAAGCAAAGACTGGGGAAAAAAATCTATCATCAACTTGAAGCTGCTCTTTTTGTTCCATCATAATTTCTAATGGATTTTTTCTGCCTACATCTTGAAAAGGTCTTACTCCTATAACAAAAGTTAACCTAACTATTTTTACATTATCATGTGAAATAATAAGCTTTTCAGCAAGGGCTTTCTGCTTGCCATACCATGTGATAGGATGTGGTTTAGAGTTAGTATTATAGTTAGCATTTTCTCCGCTAAAGATACCCTGTGTACTAACTTGTATTAATTTTTTATCATTATTGCTAACCCATGTAGCTAAAGTAAGAGGCAGTTTTACGTTGACATATATTGACTCATCCGGATTTTGTTCTACGGCGTCAACTACGTTTTGTCCTGCTAAGTTAATAATTACATCGGGAGAATTAGCATCAAGCCAAGCTTCTATGTCGTCTTCGCCAACATTTAGTTGCGACCATTCTAAATAGCCTTTTCTTCTCGTGAAGATAGCGTCAGCCCATTCAGGCTTGTTTACCATCATGTGCTGACCTACTATTCCGCCAGCTCCTATAACAACAACTTTTTTATTATGCATTGTCTTTTCGCCACTTCCACATATTTCTCCAGTGAACCCATTGCCATAAAATCCACATCGCTAAAAATCCCGGCTTATCAAATATAATAGAGTATATTACCCAAGGTATTGAATGTAAAGCAACAATCAAATGACCTTGCCATTTTTTATTGCCCACCTGATAGCTGCCGTAAACTCCTATTAGCTCCATGGTAAACAATAACCAGGTCCACGCAGTTTCGCTCATATAAAATTGTATTCCTTTTTTAGATTTACAAAATTATATCACAAAAAAAAATGTAAATCTATTTTCTTAGCAGAAAAGAAGCGTACATTATGATGACGGTCAATATCATAATAGCTTGTATTATCATTTTAATCTGACTGAATAACTTTCATTACCAAAAAGCAAAGACGCATAAGATCTTTATTTGAAATACTAAATACGTTATCTGATCCGTCTCTAGTTTTTAAATTTATTGTATGCGCAGAGATTAGTTCACCCTCTGTGTTGATCATTGTAATTTCTTTACTTACATTAATCTGATCAATCATAGGCATAAAACCGCTAAAAGATTCTTCTGTTTTATCAAACATTATTTCTTCTTTTTAGTAAAGGTTGCCACGTTTTTAGGAGCCTGACCTTTAGATCCCTTAGCTGGTGTTCCTGATTGTCTTTTTCTTTGTACTGCGCTTTTCTTTTGTGCCGGAGTCATTGCTCTAGCCTTTGCAACTGGTACACACTTTGCATACCCAGATCCACCTGCGCCAGAAGTTCCACATGGTTGATACTTACCTTTTTTTTTGGGAGCACCAATGTTGACCCATTTTTGATCAAACCATTTAGTTAATCCAACACCCTTAGGACCTGGCATTATTTTTTTCCACTTCTCGATTGATTAGATTTTTTAGTTGGTGTGCAGTTAGGAACTAGCTTTCCGCCCTTTACCTTCATGCCTTTAGCAGAATAGCCTTTCCAACACGCCATTATTTTTTCTTTCTTAAATTTTTTTCATAATCTTTTTTATAGAAAGAACCTTTATTTTTTAAATCTTTTTCTATTTCTTTTTTTCTTTCAGAAGATTTTTTTTGCGCAGACATACTATTTTTTCTTTGTAGCCTTCTTGGTAGAAACAGTCTTCCATGTACCACCAGCTGCTTTATACTTCTTTGCAGCCCAAGCGTTAGCATAAGCTGAAGGGTATACGTCAAACTTTGCTTTAGCCTGAGACTTTGCGGCAGACCACAATTCTGGCTTCGTCGGTTTATTTACCTTAGCCATTACTTCTTCTTCTTTTTTGGAGGGGTTTTTTTTCCATCAAAAACTACATTCATTCCACCCTTAATATCCTTAAGGTAATTATTGTTATCCTTTTTGCTATTTTTTGAATATGCCATTGTTATTTATTCTTTCTTTTAGCAGAAATTTTTCTAAGAGTCTTAGCCAAATTAGCTTGACGAACAGTTCTTGCACTGTACTTGCTAGGATTTTTGGTAACCGCAGCTGCCATGCCGGCAACTGATTTGCCAGCTTTCTTAGCCTTAGCAGTAAATGCTCCGGGTCTTTTAATAGCTCCCTGAATCCATTTATTATCTTTTTTTTCTACCATTATTACTTGCTCTTCTTTTTCCCCATGATGGCCTTTTGGATAAAAGGAGGAAGTTTCTTTTGAGCAGCAGTTAATCCGTTTGCTTTTTTTGCTGCACCCTTTTTCATTGCAGGCTTCTTAGCAGCACCTTTTTTCATGCCATCACCATTCATTGCCATATCAGTACATTCCTTTTTTGCTAGAGCCTTTTTTCATGCCACCCATTTTTTTCTTAGCCATTTTTTTAGGAGCAGCTTTCTTCATGCTACCTTTTTTCATACCATCGCCATACATTGTCATAATTTTTCCTTTACCATTTTACTTTATTAGCCCAGTAGGCTGCGGACATTTTGCCCTTAGCAATATTGCTTGCGTGACGAGCCTTGAAAGACTCTCTGCGCTTTCTATTTGAAGTTGATTCTCCTTGTTTTTGAGGAGAACCGCTTACTCCTTGTTGACCAAATCGTATTGTCTTAACCTGACTTCCTGATTTAGCAACAACAACATGAGATTTTTTAGGATGACTTGGAGTACGTTTTGGTTTATTAAAACCACTAACTCCGTGCCTTGGCTAGTCTAGGATCTTTTTTTGCTGCCATTTTTTTTACCTTTATTTTTTTTAGAAGATTTATTAGTTATGTCCTTGATCTCAATGCCAAACATAGAATTGTTTTGACCCATTCTAGGACCACTAACATAGATACTTTTTTTAATAACCATTACTTCTTTTTTTCCTTGTAGGTGACAGGGGTCGAGTTCTTTTTAACACTTACCCCACCCTTGGTGATCTTGCGATATTTTGCTAATGCCATACATATATAGTAATTCTATAAATGAAAAACAAAAGCCCCCATATAGGGGGATATAAGGACTTTTGCTTTAAATGAGAGGTTTACTTCTTCTTTGGCTCAGCCTTTTTAGCTACTGGCTTATCTTTAGCAGCAGCCTTAGGTCTTCCCGCAGGCTTCTTTTTCACCACTTCAGATACAGAGTCAGCTACTGCCTTCTGTACTTCTTGGACCACTTCTTCTTTAAGCTTTTCTACTTTTTGATCAGCTTTTACAGCAAGTTTTTCTGCTTCTACAAAAGCTTCATCAATTTTCTCATTAAGTTCTTTTTTAGCTGGGGCTAAAGAAGTTTTTAATTTTGCTACTAATTGTTTAAACATTTAATTTACCTCTATCTCATTTAAATTTAACTGTATTAATTCGAAACCTTTAGGAACTTTTAACCCTAGCTCCCAAGCTTTTAGCTCTTGCTCTACGGTTAACAATCTTCTCTTAAGGTTTTCCATTTCTTTGTCAACTCTTTCATTCTCTATTCTACACGTTTCAAGCTGCTCACGCAACATTTCTCTTAAATTTTTTTCTTCACCAGTTAAAATTTCTCTTTCAGCATTTAAATGCTCTATTTTAATTTTATAAAATTCTATCTCTTTTTCTTTAGAGATAGTTCTTTTCTGGTGTAAAGAAGTTAAAAGGTATGTAAGTACAGAAGAGAGGGATGCTATGACAGCAATAATTACACTATAGTTATTATCCATTGGTCACCTCAGATAGATCCAAGGATAATAGTAAGTGTTAAATTATTATTTTCCCTGCTGACCTTCTTTAATTAGCATGTATCTTTCTCCAGTTTCCTTTGAAACTAAACCAAAGCCATAGGCAGCTGCTTCTTTAACAGCTTCTGAAAATGCTTCTTTGTCTGAAGCATCTAAGCCATTAAGGGGGATCGTGATCCCAGCATAAATATCTATATTTTCAAAATTACCTATGTTTATTTTTCTATTTACTCCACATATTAATACCGGAGTTGATGACACTGATATTTCGCCTGACACTAAATTTACCGCCTGTTCTATTGGGGAACCTATACTATGTTCTTGTGCACTTTGATTAATTTTGGGCATAAGCTGCTAATCCAAATCTTTCTTTTATGATATCAATTGTTGCTTGAGCCTGTTGTTCAACACTCATTGAAGATGAGTCTATTACAGCTGATGCCGAGCTTGCAAATATTTCAATCTCTTTTTCCGACTTATGAGACATCTGCTCATCGGTCATGTATACGCCATCTCTATTAAATATTCTATCTCTTCTAACTTCGGGAGAAGCATCGTAAACAATGAGCATGCTGTTTGGCAGTTTCAAGATTGCTTCTGCCTCATTTTGAAATCGAACATCTGATATTAGTATACAGTATGGTTTTTCTTCTTCTTCATCAGAGATACTTTTAGTATACTCCCTAAAGAGTTGATAAGACTTTCTAACTCCCCATTTAGCAAAGCATGCAGGATCAGATTCTCTGCATAGATCTCCAACTTCCTGAAGAAAAGATCTAGGTTTTGACCCGGCAAATGATAATGGTTTATTAGCAATAGCTTTTGTTAGGGCTACAAATGATTCGTAGTCTGGAATATTGCCAAGCGGAGAACTTCCATAAAGGTCATACAGAGTTTCATGAATGTTGAATAACTTTCTTGATTCAGAATTAGTTCCTTCTATTTTAGTTCTAATAGAAAAGAACTCATAAATTGGCATCGCAAAAAAGATATGCTCCCACACTACTCCGCCTTTAGAAGAGGCAAAGGATGCTTTTGGAACGATAGTCTCAGCTGCTGAGGTCTTGCCTGTCGCTGCCATGCCTGCTAGCCCAACTACTATTGGATAATTTGGATTGTAAATGTTTGACATGTTTCTATTATAGCACCTTATTGTTTTCTTTTTTCTTTAACTCCAATTGATCAAGAAATTGTTTTGCCAAAGCATCAGGTTCCCATACAAATTTTCTGGGAACCTGCACAATTCTAAAATTATATTCTTCTCTTATATCTTGAACAGTCATAAGTAAAGGCATCAGCGCTTCGTTTTTGCATTTCCATTTGCCATTTATGTGATTAGCAACAACAGCAGAGTCTGTGTATAGTATTGGATCTAAAAAATCTGACATAGAACATATTAATAAGGCTGCTATTATAGCCTCATACTCTGCTTCGTTATTACTTCTAGGGCCTAACCCTCTAGCAAACTGTGCTACTTTTTTTCTATTTTTATATACAACTACAGCACAAGCTGCTTCTCCAATTTTCTTTTGACCTTGCCCTCTTGATGCTCCATCACAAAAGACTTCAATGTTCATATGCTTATATCAAAAATAATGTTATTTTTTTTAGCATACTCTTTGAGTCTTTTTTCTCTTGATGGAGAATCAGCAAAGTGAGTTGTAGTCAATAAGTATCTTTGACCGTTGTATTCTATTTGAGTTGGGAAATCTAATGAATCTCTTTTTAAGGAGAATAATTCATCAGGGGAATTGACGGACTTATATTGTCCAATAAACATATTTTTCATCAGTATGTACTAAAGTCACTTTCTAGGTATGATCCTTTTTCTTCTCTAGAATAAGCTATTTGCATAGACTGCATCTTGTCTATGAGCTTTCTAGCTGACTCTGAGGCTATTCTTGCTGCACCTTCCATTGATTCAGCTAACTGAACAATTGATTCTGCCGTAACCATTTCAGTATACTGTTCTTCTGCAGCTTCAAGCGCATTAGCTTCTCTCTCAGCTTCATTCTTCCCAGTTCTATTTGATTTATAAATCTTCTTATATCTACCTTCGCAAAGTTTATGATGCGCTCTAGCCATGCCTGCAAATCTAGTAACTCTACCATACACGTTTGAGGTTCTAGCTACAAGTGAGGCTAGATCAGCCATTGTCATATCGACAATATCTATCTCTGGAATGCTAACGAAATATTGGTCGGCTAAATCACCAGTTCCATATGCGCTAATGATTTCTGTTATCTGTGGACTTAAGAAGTCTGACAGTAACTGATTTAATTTTTCAATCGATTGAATGTTCATTTTTACCTAGCTTAAACATCTTAATAAGGTCTTCCATATTGTTCTCTATTATAGCATCACGTATTTTGATTTTCACCTTTGAGATGTGTTCTCTTACAGTATTGGGATGTTCGGTTATAATCTGAGCTATCTCTGAGGATTTTTTTCCATCAACAAATTTCCATTTTATTAATTGTCTTTCTTGAACAGTAAGCCTATTGTATGGGGCATGGCAATCTTCTCCCATGACCCACATCTCATTGACCTCCTGAGTGCCCAGCATGTCGTCTATGGAGTACTCAACTGGAGGAGCCTTAAACCCTGGCTTAGCATCACTATCATCATCTGATGAATTGTCCTCATCAGATAAAAGTGGGAAGGACTTTCTGCCAAGTTGATCAATAAGAAATGTGTCAACATTTTTCTTTAATAGGTAAAAAAAATAACTATACAAAAAACCACTAAACGGAATAGGTCCTTTTTCAGAATCCCTTCTTTGGTATCTAGTAATACATTGGAAGAATGTAGTATTAACTGTCTGTCTTACATCTTCTTCGTCACCATATCTTTTTGCCATATAAGTAATACCGTCGTAGGCATTCGTTTATGTGTTTGTATCCAGCTTGATTTAATTGATTTTTCATTAGATTAAATCTAACAAAACTATCTTTAACAAAGAGCGATGTGAATCTCCTAATATCATAGTCAGATAGGTTATATTTTCCATAGTATAAAAGTGTTACATATTTTGTTAAAAAGTTATTAAACACTTTAAGTAATTCATATTGAGCGCTTGAACTTCCACCCTTTGCTTTAGCGATTAAATCTTGCATCTCGTCTTCACTTAACGTATAATATTGTTCCTTATAAGAGGCCATTTACTTTCCTTCCCAATTGGGTATCTTATCAGCATAAAAAAATCTAATGTCTTCATAAAAGATAACCTTTGGTATTTCAATCTCTGCAGCAAATTTTTTTCCATCAGTTGAATATTTACTAATAATAAAAGTAAGCTTACTGAATTCCTCTTCATAATATCTTTTAAATCTTTTAAGTTTTATCTTGCTTTTTTCATCTAAGTAGCCTTTTAACTCCACCCATTCAGTAGTTTTGTTTACGTAAAAATCTGGGGTATAGGCTTTTGTACCTCTTTTAATTGGAAAAGGAAAAACAACTGGCTCAAAGTCATACTCAATGTTATATATCTGCAGAATCCTGGCAAAATTTGCTTCCCAGTTAGATCTAAAGCTACCACCTAAATCCGCTCTATAGCCAGATTTGGTGTTTTTATACGCATTACCTTTACCGGTAATTTTTTTAGCAGATTCATTTTCTAATATTTCTTTATCAATATAATCATTTTTAATTTTAGAAAAGTTCGGATGCTTTTTTAATTTAGATCTATCCAAAAAAAACTCTTGTGGAGTTGTTATTTCTGGCTGCTTCATGATAACCTCTATGTCCTTAAGTCATAATAATATTATACTTTACAGGAAATAAAAATACAAGAAAAATTATCAACAGGTTGACAAACCACAAAATAGGAGATATAGTATCACTTATGAACACACTAAACACTATCATCAATAGCATCAATCAGAACATCAACGAGAACGTCATTGACGAACTCAGCAAGGTGGGCTTCAGCCACAAGGAGGCAACAAAGATTGTTGTCGAGAATAACTTCTCACTTGTAGAAGACAGCTTGTCTAACCCAGTTGAAGTATTCTGATCCTAACTTAAACTAAGCTTACTGGCCAGGGGTTCATCCCCTGGCCTTTATGCTTTACCCATTCTTTTTAGTCTGCTCAGCCCAGTAGCACATACTCCTGATTTACCATAGTCACAGAAGGTGCAATTTCTTTCATTTGAAGTGGGGTTAAACGAATTATCCTCTACAATTTTATTAATATTACTAAGTAGATTTACCTTTACTTGCTCTATATCTTCTGGTGAAAATGTGTGTGATTTTCTTTTACCAGATCTTAAGTAGTAAAGCTCTGCCCTAATTGTTTTATCCGGAAAAGCTGTTGATACTGCTAAGGCGTATATGCCAAGCTGAAGATTGTTTGGAAGATCCTTTTGAGTAACTTCCCATTTTCCGGGTCTTGTAGTCTATTATATTTATAGTATCTTCATCATAAAAATCTATTCTATCTATATATCCATTGATGAGATAGTTTCCTAATACAAAACTAAAAGCAAATTCTTTATCATAAATATTAAAAGTATCACCAGAATGTTTATCATAAAATTCATCAAGTATTTCTGAGCCAACTTGGATTAAGTTATCTGGTATGATTCCGGTCGGATCATATGAAGAAATTTGCTTGACGTATTCACCCTGAAGCTCGTTTACATCCATCTGCTTATCGTTGTCTAGGCATTCTTCTAGGACAGAGTGTACAATGTTACCAAGTACAGCAGCATCGTTAAAGGTTCTCGGCTCTTTTTGTACATAAGAGTAGAAGTACTTTGAGGGACACATCTTATATGTATCTATTCTTGAGTAGCTAAAATCAGTTAATGATAATATCTGGAGAGGATCCAACTCTTTGATGGTCCTTACTTTAATTTTGTTCATCTTTTCCATTCGGGCTATATATCATATTTCCATTTTCATCGTATTCGCAACCAGATTCATCAATGGTATGATTATTGTATTTGTTTTTAAAAGAACCTTCACCAACTGGAATCCAGCCTGTTTTTCCTATTTCCATTTGATCATATTCATTATATGGCCAGCTCATAATCGTCTCCTATTTAAAATCTAATTGGCATTCGATAATCTCATCTATATTGATATAGTAATTTAATGCCATATATAGATCATTTAATTCTTTTTTAGAGCAATACAATCCAGCGACTCCGATTTGTAGAAAATAATTATCTACTTGTGAAGAGCCGTCACCATACTCTATTAGCTTAACATTACCTTTTATAACTCTTCCGTTTTCAGATTTCATTAATCCTCATCTACTATTGCTATAGGGTTCCATGTTGGGTCATCTAACTTCTCTCTCATGTCTCCAACGTAAGAGTCCCAGTCTCTTTCATCTTCAGTCTTTTTTACATATTTAACTTCAGCCTTAAAAGGATTACTCTTAAATTTAGTTAATATCAAGCGACCTTCTTTTGTTCTCCATCTAAGAACTCCGTTTTTACAATCGCAAAAATCATCTGGGTCTGGAAGAACCTTAAGCTTTGGATCATATCTTCCACTGCAGTCTGAGCATTTTGAATAACGACCTTTATCTTGACATCTATTGCAGCATGAGCAAAATGTCCAACAAGATCTATTTGAGGGGTTAATTACTACTTGACTTATCATATCCTATCCTAGTCCAACTATTGATCTTAAAGTTTTTTCTACTTTTGTAGAAGTAGTTTTATTGAATTTAAATGTATATTTTTTATTCTCATCTAGCATTTCAAGAAATACTATTGATGAACCATTTGCATTATTAATTATATCATAAAGCGACTGTATGATTTCATTACTTAACAGTGTATTAGATCTTAAAAAGATAGACTTACCACCACTTAAAATAGAATGATCAACTTTTTCTGATGAAGAGTATATAACTTTTACGGCAGAATTTTCTTCATCTCCTTCTTTTGCAATTGAGCCAGACACAATGATTATGTCCCCCTCAGAGAAGAAGTCATCTGGAATATTTTTTGCTTCTTTTGGAAATACAATAACTTCTATTCCTGAAGTAACATCATCTATATTCAGCTTGAACATCTTCATGCCTTTTTTGGTTATCATTTTTTTAACTGAAGTAATGATCCCACCAATTTTTGTTTTAGAACCAGCATAAAGATCTGATAGTTCAAATATTTCGGAATCTATTTTTGGTCTTATGGAATCCCAAATTCCTTCGATAGGATGCCTAGATACATATATTCCTAGTTCATTTTTTTCTCTTTCAAGAATTTCTAATTCTTTTCTTCTACTAATTTCTATTTCTTCATTAATCTGAAACAGTTCATCGAATGCACCTGCTGCACCAAGGTGTTCTAATGTAGATTTTTTAAGAACAGATGTATCAGATCTTCTAAAGAAGTCATGCATAGATGTATAAGGATTGTCTAAGTCTCTACAGGATATTATTGCATCAGCAATTGAAGGTCCTATTCCATTTATAGCTGATAGACCAAAGAGAATCTCAGAGTCAGACACTACGTCAAAGTCATGAAGTGATCTATTGATTGATGGAGGTTGAACTTTTATATTTGTTTTTCTACAGTCAGAAAGATATACGGATGACTTATCTTTATTTCCCGCAACAGAAGTTAAAAGAGCTGCCATGTATTCTGCTACGTAGTGAGTCTTTAGGTATGCTGTAACATAGGAAACCATTGCATAGCTTGCTGCGTGAGCTCTGTTGAATCCGTATCCACCGAAATATTCGATATCAGAAAATATCTTGTTGGCTTTTTCTTCAGATATATCTGAGTTTGAAATGCATCCCTCAACAAATTTTCTTCTTATCTTTGCAATTTTGTCCATCTGTTTTTTGCCAATTACTTTTCTTAGGTCATCAGCTTCGGAAACAGTAAAGCCAGCTAATGCTCTAGCAACAGCTAGGACGTCTTCTTGATATAACATGATCCCAAGAGAGTCTTCAAGAGCTATTTTCATAGAAGGATGGTCATAATTAATTTCAGACCTACCATGCTTTCTATTTATGTAAAGCTTATCCATTCCAGAGCCCATTGGACCTGGTCTATACAAGGATATAAGAGCCATGATATCCTTGATATCTTGAGGCTGAAGCTGGACCATAAGCTGTCTCATGCCAGAAGACTCAAGTTGGAATACTCCTATAGCATTACCTTTACATAGCTCCTCAAAAGTTCTTTTGTCATCGAGAGGTATTTTTTCTAGGTCAATGTCAATTGACTTTGTTCTCTTTACAAGCTGAATACATTCATCTATAACGCCTAGGTTTCTTAAACCTAAGAAGTCAATTTTAAGAAGTCCACATTGTTCTACTCTGCCCATGTCCCATTGAGTAACCATGGGTGAGTCTACACCCTTTTGCATTATGGGAAGATAGTCGGTTAGTGCGTCTCTAGATATAACCACTCCAGCTGCATGGACTCCAGTTTGTCTGACTAAACCTTCAAGACCAAAAGCTGTATCTATTATTTTTTTACTATCTTCATTGGAATTATATTCAGAACTAAACTCTGCTACTTCCATGCACTCTGTAAGACTTTTTGATACACCTAAGACTGGTGGTGGAACAAGTTTAGATACTCTATCTCCCCCGGAAAAATCATATCCTAAGGCTCTTGCGGCATCCCTAATAGACTGTCTTGCTCCAGTCCTATTGAATGTACATATGTGGGCTACGTGATCTGTTCCATATTTTTGACGGGCATACTCTATAACTCTATCTCTATGCCTATCGTCAAAGTCTAGGTCGATGTCTGGCATTGACTTTCGGCCCTCGACAAGAAATCTTTCAAACATAAGACCAAACTTAATTGGATCTAGATTTGTTATGCCAAAAGCATAGGACAATACACTGCCAGCAGCAGATCCTCTTCCCCATCCAACTCTAATATCATTTTCTTTAGCCCATTGAACTAAATCAGATACAACTAAAAAGTATTCTGGGAAACCCATTTCCTTGACAACTCTAAGCTCATAGTTAGCTCTGTCTAAAACTTCTTGCGACAGATCTTCACCATATCTTTTTTTCAATCCATTCCATGCCAGTCTTTCAAAGTATTCAGTTGAAGACTCATTTGTTGGTATAGGAAAGTTAGGGAAATGTATTTCTCCAAATTTAAGATTAACATCTACCATGTCGTTTACATGCATGGTATTTTTAAGATACTCTTCTGTAAAAACTTTAGCCATTTCGTCGTAAGACTGTAGGTAAAATTGATCACCAGAAAAAGAAAATCTATTTGGTGTATTTATGTTGGAGTTAGTTGCTACGCATAGCATTATGTCATGAGCATGTGCGTCGTCTTGATGCACATAATGACAGTCTCCAGAAGGAACCACTTTGGCTCCTATTGAATTAGCTATCTTTATTAGGTCTGGTATGATTCGTAGCTGCTCTTCTATTCCATGGTTTTGAATTTCTATGAAATAGTTTTCTTTACCTACAATGTCTTGCATGGAACTTGCATGCATAAGTGCAGTATTGTAGTCTTTTCTCAGGAGTGCTTGAGAAACCTCTCCATTCAGACAGCCTGATAATACAATTATTCCATCAGAATGTTGAGAAATTAATTCATGGTCTACTCTAGGCTTAACATAGAACCCCTCGGTAAAAGCTCTAGAGGACATTTTAATTATATTGTGATACCCAGTGTTATTTTTTGCAAGTATAGTTATATGATATGGACCTCTTTGTTCCCATTCATTCTTTGACTTGCCAGCTCTTTCCTCTTCGTCTCTATCTAAACGAGTTTTTCTTGCTTGATAGAATTCAGAACCTAATATTGGCTTAACTCCACAGCTCATTCCGGCATCATAGAAATCTAGCCATGAGTGGATATTGCCATGATCGGTCGTAGCTAACCCGACCATGCCAAGATCCTTAGCTCTATTAAGGTATTGCTCTACGCCACCATGTCCATCTAGTGTAGAATAAACAGTGTGGTTATGTAGGTTAGTCCAATTCTTCAACTTATTCCTCTACTATTATCACTTTGTCCCAAGGCTTGATTTCTTGTTTCCCTATAGGTTATTATTACAACTCCACCACAAAATTTACACGGTACATTCTTTCCTTCTTGTGCAAAAGGGCTCCTGTACATGTACTGTTCTGGCTGGTCTGAATGGCACTCACTACAAGTTCCAATAACATCTTCATCATTTTCAATCATTTTTTTCTCCTTTCTTAACTATTTTATATGCGAATCTAATTGGCGATGGTTCATTCTTGTCATTTGTCTCAACAAACTTATCGCCTATCTTTACCCACTTTTTCTTATATTCCAATGAGCAGTCTCCACAACCAACGCCGGCTGAGTTAGCTCTAGCGCAGGTATAGGGTCTTCCTCCTATCCCTATTTCTCTTCTTTTTATCCAGTCTTCTATGTGAGCAGAAGACTTCTTGGGATTATAATCGTCACACTTTGATAATACTTCATGTAGATATTGTACCGATTCATCAGTGTAAGTTAATATAGAGCAAAGAAATAGTCTAGACTCATGATCGATATGATGGTTTTCAGTCGCTTCTTTTTCTATTCTAGAAAATGCTGAGCAGCTGTTTAATAAATTTTTCTTATCAAAGACTTTATTTCGATCATCAAAATTAACCCTACCATTTGAACCAAACTCATTAAAATAAGCTAATACATCCTTTGGCTTATTCTTTTCTTCTTCCATTTGATAAGAGTACTGCCTAAACCATTCGTTAGCAGTAAAGTTAAACTGTTGTTCAGGAATAGAATTGTCCTGTAACACAGAAGAGTATTCCGTTATCGATTCTATATCGCTGAATAAAATTTGTTTACTTAATTTAGTTTTAAAAAGACCAGTATCTTGGTGTTTAGTTCCAGGTAATCTCCACATTCTTCTGGCATCATATACAGAAAAGTCTAAAGAATTTAAGTTCAGACTTACTGATAAGTCTTTTGCTATATATCTATATAAGGTTGGAAGTCTATTTGATGGATTTATGCCCAAAGCTAAAGCTTCACATTCAATATGGAAACCTTTTTTACCTGTGTAATAAACTATTATTGATTCTTCTGGTATAAAATTTAACAAATGAAGATACAAAGTTTTAGCTTCTTGCCAAGAAATACTTATGTCGCTATTGTCTATATCGAAATATAAAGAACCCAACCTAGTAGCCTTGGAAAGATCTTGATCATCAAAATGCCAGATAGAACTGTATATTCCGGTATTGTCATACTTGTCAGAATACTTTTTAATTACATCTACATCAAGAAGAATTGGAAAGTCATTTTTCTTTTCTCTAATGACTCTTTTTAGTTGTGGAATGTATCTAGCTATTTCTAAATATCTCCACTTATATGTGTACTTAGATGGATCACTTGATATTTTCATGGCAATTTACAACTACCTTCTTCATTTCCTGAAGTAAATAAAACGTATCTCTGACTATTCTTTATCTGATCTGAAAAAGACCTATAGTAAACTGACTCTTCTATTAGGTAGTCTAGGCTGTCGAGTACAAAACTTCTAATTAATACTCTATCTTTAATTATATCTTCCATCGTTCTTCTATTATATCTTCACCATCAACAATATAGTGAACTTTTGATGCAACATTATCAGATAAGTGAACAATTATATCTAAATACGTAATTGGCACGGTCTCTGGAACGGGAGACCACGGCCCTAGATGGCATCTAACTAATCTAAGAATCGATTGAACAGTTTCCTCTGGGACAAATAGGGTAGAAGATTGTGCTTCTCCTGCATATTTTTTATCATACTCTTGACACTGTTGAACGAATTTCCCAACAGTATAGGGATGCATTGGGTCATAAAAAAAATGCTTCTTATCGTTATCTAAGGTACCCTTAGTTATGTCATGCAATAAGCACGCAGCGTAAACAAGATCTCTTTCTTCTGAAGATAGAGAATAAGAATCTGAAATTATTTTAGCTGTTCTAACAACTCTTTTTGTATGAAGAACATTTCCCCCAGAATTATGTTCATCACTAGGATGATACTTTCCAGAGAAGCTTGATGGTATAGTCCAAAAGCCATCTGCTCTTAGCAAGATTGATTTAACAAAACTCTTAATATTGCTATCTGATATCATTTCTATTTCATGAAATAAAGGTTCAAGTATTTTTGATTCCTCTTCAAGAGAAATTGAATCTGATTCTTTATTTAAAATTTCATCTAATATTGAATCTTTAGCCAACTTTAAACTTCCCAATCTTTCCAGTTAGAACAAGGTTTATCAAAAGGACACTTTTTGCAATACGAGGTTAGACCTCTTCTTGGCACATACTTGTCATCCTCTTGTACGACGCTACACCAATACTTCAAAGCTTTAGTATCATCTTCATTTAACTCGTATTCAGAAAATTTTTGAGAAGAAGAAAGTAAGTCGTAGTGACCGAATCTTGTTTTACTTATTTTAGTTGGAAACTTATGTTTAAAAGCTTCATAAAGTATAGAGAAGTCCATTTGATAAAGAGATGTATGTGAATTCCTAAAGTTAAAAACCCACTTGTAAACAAAGTACTCATTGTTTTCAAACGTTATTAAATCAAATTTACTATTAATTTTTATAGACTTATCTAATGGTAGGTAGAATTGTTGATCAATAGCTATTGGTATAGCATTTGATTCTGAATGCTTATTGTAAAAGTCAAGTAGTGACGCAGAAGCTCTAGATGTAAAGCTAGCTGTGTTTCCGTAGAAACTTTCATGCTGTTCATGTATTATGTCGTAAGCTGTTGCGTCTTTACTGAACCACAACTTCTCCCACCTATTTAAAAGGGATGCATAAGAAGGAACTATTCCCCCTTGTTTTTTATAGAAGAAGTAGTTGATAACACTTTTGAGTGTATTCTCAAATCTTGCAGTGATTAAATCTCTGCTCATAATTGTCTCAGGAAGTTTTTGATCGTGCCTATAACTGTAAAGTAAAGCACAAGTTTGATAATCCTTAATTGCTTCTATTGTTAATTCTTTCATATGTCAAAATCGCTATCGTCTAATAGTTCATCTAAAAGAGAACTTGTGTCGTAATCATTTTCTGTAACTGGTTCATACTCTTCATATACTTTTCTTGAATCCACATATCTAACCAAGGGAGGATTATAAAGAAAGCTTGATCCGGTTATTCTATTCTTTGGAATTTGCAGCTGCATTATATTATCATCTTCAGAGTCATCACCACTAATTAATTTTTTTTGTGTGATAAATATTGTTACAGCACACTTTTGTTGTATGGCTAAAGAGCCACCAGTGTCAGATTGTTGTACAACTTCTCTTTTTTCTTTCATTCTATTTGAGTTTTCTTGAGCTGTAATAATAACAACACAATTCATATCTCTAGCTAGCTTTTCTAGCTTAACCATCATCTCTTCAAACTCGCCCCACCTAGGCTTACCTTTGCCACCCTTTGTAAACATAGACTGTATCGTGTCTATGACTACAACGTCAGGAGTCTTGGCATAGTCAATGATATCTCTCAACCACTTTTCAAGGTCCTCAAAGTATGGAGTCTCAGGGTCATGTCTAACAAGTAACCTATTTCCCCATTGGCTTAATTTATCTTTAAACTTACCAAGGTAATAGGTCTTCTGATCCTCAGACCAGTTCTCTGACTCCGCATAGACATTTTTGCCAATAATCTGAGTCATTAAGATTCTCTCCCAGTGACCAACAGCCTCTTCAAAGTTTACATACAAAGCCGTATATCCACACTCTACCCAGTTATTAACTAGGCACTTAGCGAACGTGCTCTTACCTTTGCCTGAGGCAGCTATGATTGCGTGTACAGCGCCCTTATAGAACCCACCGTCATCTGTGTACCCCATTGCTCTATTAAGAGCTTTAAACTGCGTTGGCAGAAAGCTGGGAATATTTAATAGATCTTCAGCCCTATTAGAGATGTCGTTTGCTGTTGTAAGTTTTTCCAAGGGATCATAGTTAACGCTATTTTCTAATTCTTTTATTTCTGATGTAAGTAAATTGATTCTTGCTGTATCTTTTTCAGATTTAACTCCCTTTTGAGATAGTATATGCTGAAGTTCTTGCAGGTAATCAAGCTGCTTTTTTTTGTTAGCTTTGTACTTTACTATCTGAATAACTGACTCAACAGTTGAAAGCTCAATGGATAAAAGTAAGTCCATCATAATTGAAACGCCAGCGTTTCCGCCAAGACCTTCTCTTATGTCTGTTTCTGATTCAAGCCAATTTTTAAAACCTACAGGATTTACCATAGATAGCTGAGTTACAGAATGGTATGCAAGAAGTGCTAGGTAAAATTCATGAACACCTTTTTGACCATGATTAATCCCAACTATATCTGGAGCAAGCTCGTTTGCGAATGCAGATATAGCACCATCTTCTCTTAAAGAGAGTGCAAATATCTGATACTCAATAGGTATGTCAGAATTTTCTTCAAGAACTTCTGTTACCATTCTTTTTTTCATCCTTAATTGCTCTGTAGATTTTCTTACGTTCTTCGGACTTTTTCTTTTTCATAGATTTATAAAAGTCTGATTCATATGTATTATTTTTTACCTTCTGCTCTTTGATAAAAGGTGAATCTTTTATCGCCTGCAGCATTCTATTAAATACAGACTGTTCTGTAAGCTGATCATTATACCTAAAAACAACTAATGCAATGCCTTGTTGTTTACACATTTCGGCTTTTTTTGTATCTCTTTTTTGAGCTTCGTAAAAATCATATTTTGATTCATAGAATCTAGCCGTGTAATAAAAGTGCTGTCTACCATGATATTCGGCTGCTAACTTATAGGTAGGACAGTAGATATCAAGTCTTAATTTATCTTCTAAATAAAATTCATTTATTATTTTTTCTCCCGGAAGGAGTTTTTGCATCATGAAAGTAAGGGAGGACTGACCTCTAGACATTTTTTTTCTAGAGTTTTTCAACCAAGACAGACCAAGTTGGTTAATCTTTTGGTTTACTTTATTAACAGTCCAACCTACTTCTTTTGCTATGTCAGATATACTAAGACTACTTTCAAAGAGTAAATCTACAATTAGCTCAGTATCGTCTTGTTCTTCTTCCCAGTTACTTCTTGTCATATCTTTTATTAGGGTATTTATTACCTTCATCTTTTGTAAATCTTGGTCTATCCATATTTAGATGGAACTTTGCCGAACTGATAAACTTGCCAAAGTCAATTATTGACACATTCATAGTTTCCCATATCTTGGGTGCAATAGCAGTTGCCAACAGTGGGCAATCAAGTATGACCGCATCTACGCCATTTTCAAATTCACTTATCTGAGCAACAATAGAGTCAAGCTTATCATAGTAATTATTGTAAGGCACTGTGATTACGTATTGGTTTTGTCCAAAAATCTTTTCAACAGTTTTTTTATCATGGAATGTTAAAATAACATTCTTAGAATCCCTAATATAGTGATTGATAAATATATCAATTACTTCTTTTTTATTAGAAAAAAAGTGCTCAAACATACCAGCATCATAGTATGTAGAGTTACTACTTAAGCCTATGCTATTAAGCTTTCCAGACTCTATCTCGTTAGAGAATTCAAGAGGCAATGCTTTCAAGAAGTTTTCATCTTCAATCGACATACATTTGGAAAGTGACTTTATAAAATATCTAGGAGGTTTTTTCTCCGAAGTATTTAGAGCTGCACCAATTGCAGATCTTGATATGTTTACATAGGCAAACTTATTCTTTCTTTCAATTTTTTCAGTAAGAGCAATGATTGACTTTACTGGATCTAAAATTTTATTAACGTCTTCCATTTTATATACCGAAATTTTCCCACTGGATTAATACTGGATTAGGATCTACTATAGAATTGATATGGTCAATCTGATGGAATTTTCCGCCATCTAAATTTGAGTATCTTTCATACTTGCTTTTTTTGTCTTCATCATAAGTATAACCTAAGTGCTTCATGATTAGACCAGAGTGAAGCCAATAGTTTCTGTTTCCCATCCATTGAGAAACATAAGTTGGCTCGGACCCACATGCTAAGGCCTTGTTGAGAAAGCCTGCATTTTCTTGAAATCTAAAAATTCTAGATGAATTATTAGGAGCCCACAACTTGTCGACTCTGTAATGAGTCTCACTCCACATATGATAAAATCTAACATTTACAACATCAAATTCTGACCTAGATAAAACACTTTTTATATCTATAGAATTAATATTGTTTATGTCAAAAAGCATTTCGTCACAATCAATTGCAATTACCCAGTCTCCAGGAGAAGCAAACTTCTCTAAGTTGCCCCAGGCATTTGCTCTTAATCTACCCTCATGAGTTGCAAAAAGAGGCTCTGGAGTAGAGAATACCTCTGCATACTTTGCAGCTATATTTGGAGTATCATCGGTTGAGCAGTCATCAGTAAAAATTATTTTATCTACTTGACTTGATATTCTTTGTAAAACTTCTTCTAAGAATCTAGAAGATTCATTTCTTCCTACCATTTGAGCGTATATCATATTTTTCCTTTAAATGAATATAGGGGAGACCACATAAGCAGTCTCCCCTATAGTTAATAAAATTATTAGGCTTCGATCTGCTGGCGTGCTTCCACTGCAGAGATGCGCTCAATTTCAACGTCATGGAACATGACTTCACCAGTTACGCTGCGTCGACCAGCAGCAAGCTTCTGGGCATCGCTCTTGTTGTTGGCACGGACAAGTGTAGTTGTAGTAACAGTAAAGTACTTGAACTTGTTATCTGACATTTTTATTTCCTTTTCTATTTTGTTGGATAATGTACTGCGATGTATTCTATCGCATCTTGCAGATTGTCTGCAAGTTTGGTTGCCATATATTTCATATATATGCGATCTTTATATTGATTAGCACACATAACAACTGTGGGCTGGCCATGGATTTTTGCCCATGCTAACTCAAAGTCAGTTCCTATGTATGCTCTATCTTCTAACATGTATTCTACCAGCAAAAGATCTGATTTCTTCTGCATAAACAAATTTTTTTGTGCAATTTCTTCCGGAGACATTGAATAGTCTTCTGGTATAGATGTTGGATCCAATACAGAATAACCACGTTGATCTAATAAAAATGTAGCTTCCTTACGCCAGCTTGTTGCGTACTCGCCTACATAATCCATTGCACCTGATAAGAATATTGTTACACTCATACTGGCCAATGATACTCTAAATCTGACGGATCGTCAAAATACTGAGAATAATATTCATAATCTTTTCTAAGAAGATTTGATCTATGTGAACGATGAAATTGATCATTACCAAACCATGATGGCAGAACTATATTACTGCTATCTACTTCTTCAAATACCATATTGTTTTTATACCCACGATTCATCCACTCAGCAATCGTGTGGTTTTGATAAACCTTTAGTGCTTCTTCGTAACCAGCCCACATACGAGTAACTGGATGGTTACGCCAACCTTTCGTATGCGTTCTTTCGAGTAGAACATTAAGAACTTGATATGTTTCAACACGTTGTTTTCCTAACCGGCGATAGTCTAATACTTGAACTGACTTAATAAAATCAGGATATGGTAAAAATGTTTGCATTACTTTTCTTTCTTGAATTCCTGGAATGTCTTATCGCCTACACCAAAATATTCTCTGGCTAACCCTGCAGCAACTATATCTGTGTTCAGACAAGCTCCTGCTTCGTTCCACACTCTAGCAAGTATTCTTCCGTACTTCTCATTTTTATCAAGAATTGTTTCTATTTTAATTTTGCTACCCGCAGCAGTAATCCACTGATCTGTGAACTCTTTAGCAGCCAGTCCCATTTTCTTTTCTTCAAGATTTGAAGTGCGACTCTCTGGAGTATTTATTCCATATAATCTTACTCTACCTTTTCTAAAAGTATCAAATCCTAGGTCAATAAGGATATCAAATGTATCTCCATCAACTATTTTTTTAACTTCTGCGTTGTATAAGTATACATTAAATTTATCTGTCATTTTAATTTTCCTTTTTTAAATTTTGATATTTCTTATCATTTTCTTCAAAATAATTATTTGATATTTTTACATATTCATCATATTTTTCTTTATTTTCTGCTCCCCAAAAACCAAATTTTTTACCATAAAGATAATCATAGCCAAAATTTCCATATATTTTTTTACCTTCAAGAACTCCATTAAAAGCAAACAATCTATCGTCTGGATATTTTTCTTTAGTAAAACCATTTTCTGGATGTTTTCCCAAAGTTGATATAACAGTTTTGTCTGAACTAAAAAATCTATACCCTCTTGTCGAAGCCCTTAATGCAGTTACTTCTTGTTCTGGACAGAAAGGGATAAATGGATTATAGGATATTTCATATAAAAATTTTGAATCTCCAAAAAGTCCACCGCCACCATAACAAAGGTAGTGCTCTAAATACTTTCCTAATATTTTTTCTTCATGTTCCCTAGATTCATCTACGTGAGTACTTAGACCATCTTCTCTAACAGAAAGAGGGTAAGCTTTTTCTCCCATAAAATTATTAATATACTTCTTCTCCGGATCAAAATATGCTTCTTCACCATGCCATGATATAGATTGCGAGATCAGTGGTTTATCGCAATATTTCTTTAATTCTTTTATATTTTCAACTAGAATAGAATCCCAATCTTTTACAAAGATTGTGTGTGCATCAATTTGTAGAAAATATTCCTCATTATTATGCAGGGTAGTACAAGCTAATCTAGCAAAAGCTACTCCCAATGGCTCTTTGTATGACACATTAACACATCTAACGTTCGGATATTCAGAGAAGTCTTCAAATTTAGATTCATTAGTTTTTTGATTAAATATTCCAAAAAAAACATTAGAAGGATACTTAGCTTTTTTATAAGCATCTTGGATAGTTGTATCAGTAAAGTATTCATTTAATGCAGGAATTGCTACAAAAATAGTGTCTATATTATTTTCATCCATTATAGTATCTTTCTATATTTTTTTTATTTGGTCTATTACCCATTTTATCACAGGACTTACTACGCCATTTCCACACATTTTATAACGAGTATTATCGCTATTAGTCTTGCCGTCAGCTCTATATAAAGTGTGATTTGTGGGCCAGCCCATTAATCTTTCGCATTCTATTGGAGTAAATCTACGCACACCTTTATCATCTACTACTAGGTTTTCCCCTCTACTTGAGGGTACTCCTCCTTCGCCACCACTTCTAAGGCAGCTTGCAAGTTCTTTGGGATCTTCTTGTTCTTGTTTGACACTCTTCTTAAGATTCCTTTTGCTGCTTTTTTCGACAGGTAATATTTGCTGTGGACTTCTTCTGGCAATTGAAGGATCGAGGATAGCGATGACAAAAACTCTTCTTCTTTTTTGGGGCACTCCGAAGTACTGTGCATCAAGGACTGACCATTCCAAGTGATAACTCCCCAAGCCTGCCATTTCTTTGATGACTGCCTCAAAGTCGTCACCACTATTGGAAGACATGGCTCCAGTGACGTTTTCCCAAATTGCGACCTTTGGATATTCTCCACCCGTACTCTCTTTCATTTCTTTAATGACTCTAATTGCTTCAAAAAATAGATTAGACCTACTACCTTTTAGCCCAGCTTTTTTTCCTGCGTTAGACAAGTCTTGACAAGGGGATCCAAATGTAATTAGATCTACAGGTGTAAGGCCTTTTCCATCTACATTACATATATCACCCCAACGCTGAACGGTTGGCCAATGATATTCAAGAGTTTGCAGACAGTTACTGTCCCATTCTACTTGAAACTTACATTGCAAACCAGCAGAATCTAAACCTATATCAATTCCACCAACTCCTGCAAACAAAGATCCGTAGGATTGTATAGACAATTTAGTCCTTTCCTAAAATTATGTAATTACAAATTTTTTTAAAAACAATTATATATTATATCACAAAAAATATGATAGTATATTATATAATACATGATACAGGTAAAGGTGAACCAAATGAATGATAATACAAAAAATCTTTTTTTTGATAAAGCTTTTTGTATTAACTTAGAAAGAAGACAAGATAGGTGGCAGCGTGCCAGGAGTCAATTCAAACTATTAAACATTGAGGTTGAAAGAATTGCCGCAATTGATGGTTCTCTTTTTAATTTAGAATTAAAACCAATATCAGACAGTATTGGAACTCCTGGAGCTTTAGGCTGCAGTATGTCACATTTACATATAATGAAGATGGCTAAATACTTAAAGTTAAAAAATTATATAGTTTTTGAGGATGATATAGAGTTTTCTGAAAATTTTCTATATAAATTTATAAAAATTTTTAACAACGAACTTCCAAAAGATTGGGATATTTTATATCTTGGTGGCCATCATGTGGAAAAGCCTACAAAAATTTCTGAAAATGTCTATAAGTGTAACTACACGGTGACAACACATGCAATTGCATTTAATGAAAGTATTTATGATCTGTTTATATCAAAATTTAACGACTTCAGCAAACCGTGTGATGTTCATCTTGCAAATGAACAAAAGAACATAAATGCCTACGTAATATATCCACCACTATGCTGGCAATATCTTAGCTACTCAGATATATTAAAAAGAATCAGTAATGCTTCAGACGAAGAAAGACTTAAGCAATCTTTTTATAGTCAAGTGTTAAAGTTTTAAAATAAAAGGATTGATAGTTGTTTACAAAAAAAATATTAAAAGAAACAAGTTGGGAAACTTTTAAGTTTAACACTTTATACTGGGATAATATATCTGATGATGTAGTTAAGTCTCATAAAGAAGTATGTAATTTTTTAAATTTAAATATTAACTATTGCAGACCAAGTGACTATGTTAAATCAAATTGGATAAATCATTCAGACTGGATGAACATAATATGTGAAGATTCAGACGATGACATAATAGGATTCTTTGACATAGACTGCGTTCCAATAAATGTAGATAAAATAAAAGAGTGTTACGAATATGTCAAAAAACATGAAACTTTTTTAGGAATAGCTCAAACTTCAAATCATAAATTTCCAGCTTCACACGTCTATGCCGGACCTGCTTTTTTTATTATTTCAAAAAAATGTTTATTAGATTTAAATACATCCTTTAAAGAAACTTCAAGATCAGATGTTGCAGAAGAAATAAGCTATGTAGCTGAGCAAAATAGTAAATGGTATCGCTGCATATATCCAACGTATTACGAACACTTGCCCCATGGTACGAATGGGCCAAAGTGGAAATTGGGTAATTATGGTTTTTTTGGAATAGGTACTACATATGAAGATTACTGTTATCATCATTTTAGAATAGGGCATGCAAATGAAGAAGATGTAAGTAGATTTATGGCAAGATGTAAAGAAATTATTAATGGAAGTTTTTCCACTAAAAAGTTTAAATCTTGTACTGATTTATTGTATCAGCACAATAATATGGAAAAAATTAATTATAATTATTCAAATAAATCTATAGAAATTTACAAACCACCTATTTTTAAAATATATTAATAGTCAATTCCATAAACATTAGATGTATTAAAATCTATTTTTGATCTTAATAAGTAATCTTGGTATGAATTATAGTCAGGGGCTCCATAAAAACCAAATTTTTTTCCATATATGTATTCATGCATGCCTATTTTATCTATATCTTCATTTTCAAATAAAAATTTTCTATCATCTGGATAGTCTAAATCAATAAATCCATCAGTTTTATTTTTACCCAAGGTAGATACCATACTCTTCTCTGAACTAAAGAATCTATAATTTCTTGTACATGCTCTGAGTGCTGTAAATTCTTGTTCTGGAGTAAATTTTATAAAAGGATTGTAAGATATTTCATATATAAAATCAGATAAACAAAAAAGCCCACTACATCCCAGGGACAAATGATTTTCTAAAAATTTTCCAAGAAACTTTTCTTCATTTATTCTTGTTCTATCTTCGTGAGTTATAGGTTTTCCTTTTTCTGGAAAAAATGGATATGCTTGAACGCCATTAAAATTTTTTATATACACTTTATCCGGATCAAAATAAACTGAAACTTGATGCCAAGCACAACTTTGAGATATTGCAGGTTTTTCAACATGCCTCAATAGCAAGTCTAGATCATTAATAAGTACTGAATCCCATCCTTTTGCAAAGATTGTATGGGCGTCAATTTGTAAAAAGTATCTCTCATCATCATGAAGAGTAGAGGCAATTAATCTGGCTAATCCTGCGCCAAGTGGCTTTTTATAATTTGCATGAATACACCTTACATTTTTGTAAGACGTAAAATCTTCAAAATTATTTGAATTTGTTTTTTGATTAAAAATACCAAAATAAATATTTTCAGGTTTGTCAGCTTTTTCAAAAGCGTCTTCTACTGTAACATGAGTAAAGTGTTCATTGAAAGCTGGAACAGCTACGAATATTTTTTTATTTCTCCACACTTTAGTCTCTTTCTATACCTATAGAATCACAAGCTTTTCTAAATATTTCTCTACTTATTGGAAACTGTGCATCAGCATGACTATAGCCTTCACCTGGTTTTGGAGAAGATGCATGCCAGCTATGCCCTATTGATACAGATCCATCATACACTACATTGTATCCTAAGTGTCTAGCAAAGTATGAACACCATGTCTCTTCGTAGTAATGAGGTGTAGGTAAGAATGCGCCAATTGCATTTGGATATAATTCTCTATACTTAGGATTGTTAGTCAATGCATTCCACACTTCTCGTCTTATGAAGTAAGCAGATCCTGACACTGTCACGCAGTTTACTCTATCTCTGAATAAAGAGTCTGCTTTATCTTCAGCTCTCCAGCCTCTATGCCCTGGTTTTAAGTTGGTGCCGACAATACCAGCGTGTGTTATTAAACCATTCTCGTCTCTTTGTTTTGGGCCGAGTATATGAATATCTTTATTCTCATCAAAGATGCTTTGGATTTTTATAAGATCTTCATTTGAAAACCAAACATCAGCATTTAAGAGTGCAATAATATCTGAATTAGATTCACGAGCCATCATATTACAAGCTGCTGAGTAACCTATATTGCGACGCAGGTAAACTCTATCTATTAAATATCTCTCTTCATTTTCTCGTATCCACTGTATGAAGTCATCTTGGGAATCATTATCTGTAATATACAAATTCCAATTTTTTTCAAGCGCGCCATTTGGACTATCTAAGCTAGAATGCAAGACGTCCAAAAGTCTTTCTATTTGCTTTCTAGAATTGTAATTAACTATACATAGGTCTATCATTTAAAAAAACTTCCTGCATCATCTATTTCTTTTTGCACTGTTGCAAATGCATTCTGAGGACTAAAGCCACATTCTAATAAATCGTAAAAGAAATTTGAAGCTTCTTTTTGAGGCGACATATCATATTCACTTAGTCTATTGACAAAGTTTTCAATAGTTAAAGTGTTTGAAGAAACAAACTTCTTATGTTTACTTTTCTGATATAAAACATAACCAACAAATGCACTAATACTTAAGGCTATTATAATAACCGAATCACCATTCTTCTTCATAATCACCTTCATCTGAGTATTGTGTCTTGTCAATCCATTCCCTGATTAGTTCAGCAACGCTTTGCCACGATTCCGATTCAACGCTGTCTGTAGAAGATGCCATATACAAATATGTTTCATATATGTGTTCCAAGACATCCACCGATGCAACAATTGCTGCTTCCCCCGGGAGGATTTTTAATATTAGTTTTTTCTTTTGTCCCTTACTCATTATCCGTTTTCTTTTCTTTTCTTTCTTTTATATCTGCAGAGAAAACTTCTTCATCTGAGACTTTATAGGCAGATAGATTGGAATTATCCGGTTCAAATGTTACGAATAAAACTTTTTTATCTTTTATACTACAACCTTCAGGCGGTGCTGATTCTAGGGCAATCTTCTTTGAAGAGCAACCGTAGACCTGACTGTGTCCATCGTAGATAACAATGTAATTTACCTTTGAAGCTGCCAATTTATTTTACCTTATATGTTTTAATGCCAGAAGTATTCATGAATTTTTCTACTTCATCCCAATTTGAATATTCTTCATCAGCAACATAATAGACGTCTCTAACTGTACTGTTCACTATTAACTTTGCGCAAGTTAAACATGGAGGACCGTTTACGTAAAGCTTGATTGGTCTAGCGCTATAGTCTGAATGTAAAAAAGCATTGGCTTCTGCGTGAACAGCTATACAGTTATCATAGTTGCTTCCACTTGGTGACATGTCAGTAAATCGTGGACAGCCTCCGTCCTCACAGTGTACTGAATTTCTTGGCCCACCATTATAACCAAACCCGACTATGTGACCAAAATCGTCCACTAATAAAGCAGCATACTTTTTCTTACCACATGTTGAAAATATGGTAGAAGAGCTATAGCACATCTGCATATATTGCAGATCTTTTCTTGTTAACTCACCGTAACTCATAATAGGTATATTATATAACCAGTTAGCAGAGAGGACAACGCTGAAAGTGCTATAAATCTATATCTTGTTTTTTTATTTGAAGATATTTGCGCCATTATAGATAGGCTAATTATCCAATTAATCATAATGGAAAAAAGAATAATTAGTAAAAGGCTACTAAACATAAGAGTACTTCCCTATTAAGGCCTCAATGGAGACGGGGTATAAGTCTTTAATTAGTTTCAGAGTAGCTTCTGCATATACTCTAATTTCTTCTTGTGCTGCTTCTTCTAATCTTTGGACTAGGAACAGACATGCTGACTGAAGACTGCATGACCATCTGTAGACTACATTCATTGAGTAAGCCGGTAGGAATAATCTCGCCTGCTCTGGAGCAATGCCAGACTGCATGGCTAGATTATAAAATGCTTCACCCTGCTCTATGTATCTTACTAGTTGCTCGGTTAGTGTTGCCCCAGTAAATGGATCACATATTCCAGCAGATCCTTGTTTTTTATCTTCTGGAGCAAGTCTCCATCCATCAGCCTTTGGAACATAGAAGTCAGGTTCCATCGTCACATATCTTCTTGAGGATTCGTTCCATGAATCCATAGTATGATCTGAGCCAACTACATATTTCCAATGCTGTCTTGCAACCATTAACGGGGCTTTAAATTCAAAAGTCATGAATGCGTGACGGAAAGGAGACATGTGATTCTCTCTAGCAAGAAAATCAATTAGTCTAGCATCTTGTGTCGTAAAAGCTTCGCTTTCTTTAGCAAAGGAAGCTCTGGCAGCATTGACTACAGATAAATCTGAACCCATATGATCGACTAGTCTTACGTAGCCATTGTCTAATACTTTAATTATATTTTTATCACTCATCATCTTCTTCACCTTCGTCTAATTCAAGATCATCAAAAGTATCTTCAAACATTAATTCTACCATGTATTCATCTAAGTCTTCTGTTAGCTTGTATATATTTCCAAGAATTTCTTTTAACTCTTGATCTGTAGAATAATCTTCTACAGAAAGATAATTAAACATTAAGTCTCCTACATGAACTGCAGCTCTAGAAATAGATTGAAAAATTAAAGTAAATTCCTTAAGAAGAGATTCTATAGATACATTTTCTACATTTATTATTCCTTCTATTGAAGAAGATTTAATTCCATCTAAATCATCAGAAGAAATTATTGCTTCAAACATTTTATCTATATCTTCATTTTCAAATTCAGACACTAAAACCTCTTACTTAGAATTATCTTGTATAAACTTTATCTCACATGAATCTGTAGTACAGTAAGCTTCGCCAATAGCATCTGCTGCCATACCTGCGTAAACTCCAGAGAAGTCTATTGGGAATAGTTTCATTGACATCTCATTGTATTCTTCTTCTGAGATTTGGCTATACGGCATTTGCAAGTACGTATGATTACCTTGAGGTAAGAATGAAACAGTTTTTAACTGGCCATCATACATATGTAAAACTGTCCCTACATGCTTTTTTTCTTGTTCTGCATCAAAAGATATAGTTACAGAAACTGAATTGTCTGACCAGTATCTTTGAGCAGCTGCAGCTAATGCCATTTTTTCAAAGATTGTTACATCTTTCTCTGATCTTCTTGCTTCAGATTTAATTGGAAAGAAAACAACTGAAGTTGTATCTGGAGACTCTGCTGCCGGCTCTACGTTGTAGTTGGCCATTTTGAATAACGGAAGCATCGGGTCTTCATTAGAAAATCTAACAGCTCGCAAAAAGTATTCTCCACCTGGAGTCCAATGTACACCTGGAGATTCACCAGCAAGAATAGACACAGTGCCGGATGGCTTTACTGTTGTCATTTTAATTGATTCACGAATGCCAAGCCATTCAGAGTAAACTGTATCGTAATTTTTAATTGTAGCATAGCCTGAGTTCATCCACTCTCTTAATACTGGCATTCCAAGTTTGTCTGCAAAGTTAGCAACACCTGACATTGATGTTCCTATTCTGCGGTTTCTTTGCATGATAGCATTAGTCTCTTCCCAATGGGTTGGAAGAAGGGTTACTGTCTTAGCATATAAGTAGGCAAACTTTAGTGTTCTCTTATAATCTTCAATGTTATCGTGTCGATTTAAATAGGTCTCTACAAGAGTGCAGCATTCATATGACTCAAGTGATTGCTCTGCGCAAGGGTTGTAGCCCGCTACTCTCCAGTCTTTATTATTTGGCGGATCAGCTAGGCGACCATACTTGCGTGACACATCAAGCCATATAACACCTGGCTCACCATTGAGGGCAATTCCTTCAACTATAGGAGACAAATCTTGACCCACATGTGTTTCTACAGAGTTATTAGACATCCATCCCCACCCTGGGTTTTGTGGATCATAAGAGTTTCTCTCTGGAAAAACAGCAGGATTCTTTAAATTCAAGAAACTTTCATCGTCAATTCTACCAATTAAAAGTTCTGCAGAACGACGAACGTTTCCAGAAACAACACAAACACCAATAAGGTTTCCAATATCTGCAATATCTTTTCTTGTTAACTTTTCACCATTTCTAGCATTAAAGATATTCCTAATTGCTGTATGTAATTTAATTAATGGCGCTGGACCAGATGCTGTTCCACCAAAAGTTTTGATCGGAGTACCCAAAGGTCTAATTGAAGAGTAGTCAAATTCAATGACAGCTTGATCTGATTTAAGATATGAATTTATTAAAGCAATAGTGGAGTCTCTCCAACCTTCTCTGCTGTCTTCAATCAATTCTATAACAGTAGACTTTGTGGGTTCATAGATCACGAAGTCCTTATCAGCACCCTTGTCATCAAAGCCTACGCCAACACCCAGCATGGATGCTTCCATAAGAAAACCAAATGGTTTAGCCGGATTATGCTTGTTCATTTCCGAAGTTGAAACAAATGCACAGTTCTGTAATGCAGCTGAGTTTTTTTGATCATTAACAATAGGTGTCCCCATCACCCAGAGACCTCTTCCTGGTGGAGTCCACTTTAGATTAAAGAGTCTATCAAAAGCTTCTTTAGCAGAAGCTTGCGCTTTTGCGTCGTTCCATGGAAGTCTATTTTTTTTACAATGATCTTTCTGAAGAGAGTACATTCCATTGATAACTCTTTCACACACGTCAACCCAAGTTTCCTTGGTGCCATCTTCTTTTATTCTTGAGTATGTACGAAGAAATGTAATTTCACCAAGAGAGTTTCCACCGGCATCTTTATATCCGAATGGAGAAGCTTTACCTTTAAAGGAAGAAATAAAGTCATCACTTAAGTGAAAAGAAAATAAAGAGCTTTTTATTGAAGTGTTTATTGATTGGTTAGCTATTTCGTGTAATATACTTGTGTCAGACATTTAAAATTTCTCCTTATTTTTTATTAAAATTTTGACATACTTTTTATCTATCTTAGATATTTCTAGTTCTTTTATTTTACATATTTGATCCATGGTATAAACTTTATATATTTCTCTTTCTATAAAATATCCACTTCTCCAGTTCAAGACTTTGTTAATATTCTTTTCGTGCTTTGTGAATGTGTTACATATAACAGCACCGCCATAAATTTTAATTAAGTTTTGAAACTTCTTAACTATGTCTGCTTTATTATCTGGCGTTACACAGTGTGAATCCTCAGACTTTGAGTACAACCAATTGAAAGCCTGCCTAGTCATTGGGACATAATCTATAGATTCAATCACACCATATGATAGCATTTTTTTTCTATTTTTTCTTATTTGAATGTCTTCATTTACCATTTTTTTATATATATCAATCCAGTCTTTTTGATTAAACTGAACCCAAGTTGGCAACCAAAACAACATGTTTTGAGGAGGGTCTGTTATGATTGACTTATCATAAAATGGCATTAGGGTTGCACATGCAATAGCCTTTTTAATGTGGTTCTTGGCTTCTGCTTCGTCAGCTATTTTATTCTTAGTATTTACCCAAAGCTGAGAAATGTGTGGCTTCCAGTCAATGTCCGCAACATAGATTCTTAAGTACATATCGGCAACGTCTACTGATATTATATCTTCTTTGACAACCCTCTCGAGATCATCGATTACCATATAATCCTAACTATCTCCATCTAAAGATGACCAAACCTATAAAACCACTTCTAAAAAAGAAAACCCCGCTCATAAGAGCGGGACTTCTTTGTCTTAACGCCTCTATCATTATAGCATTTAGTATGCTACTTTGATGAGGCTAGAACTCATTTATTTATTTTTCTTCTTACATCTTTCTCAAGCATAAGGTGAAAAGTTACTGCTAGCCAAAGACCCATTACTGGAGCTTTAGATATTTTACCTTCTGACAATCTCCAAAAAGATCTTGTCAGTGTTTCTGTTTTTTTTGTTTTAATTGCGAATATATCATAGGCTAAAATATAGCTTACCAAAACTGCCCAACCAAATAAACCAGATACTTTACTATCTTTTTCTAAATGTATTGGGGAAGAATAATAATTAGAGAGCTTTTGCAGATGGTACGCCGAAATACTCTTGAACTTTTTCTCTTCCATAATCACCCGTCGTATTAGCCTGACCATATCCAACTGTAAATATCTTAGAACTTGTCACACCTTGGAATTCTTCTGGTTTGAAAACTCCAAAAGAAGATGGCGCACCTTGTGCTTCTGTTCTTGCAGCATGGCCTGTATTAGCAAATATATCAGCAGACGGCACTCCGTCGAAAATATTGTTGTTGTAGCTGTAATCACTTACTCTATCAGCATGACCAAAACCTGATGGAAAAGCTGCAGCTCCAGCTAGACCCTTGTACTCCATTGGACGGAATCTAGCACCATCGTATGTTGCAGTTCCATCTGGGAATGTTCCAGAAAGCGGATGTACGTAGAGGGTTGTCCCGTTAAATACCTGGGATAGAAATCTATTGCCAGGAAATTGCCCAGTTCCAGGGGCAAAATGATTATCAGGAGCACCGTCCAATACATGGCTTGTGCTATACAGTGGGTAGTAGGAATAAGTTCCAGTGCCCTTAGCTTTCCCGGACATGCTAGTATAAGGGTTCACCATCTGATTGGTGTTTTGGCCCTTCAAAACTGGTCTGGGGCCAACATAAAAAGTAGCCATTTATATTCTCCTTAGGATAAATTCTTATTGTTTATAGTAATTGCCAAATGGCAACTTTTTAGTTATAGTTAATTATTAAATCTGATAAAACTGGAGCAGTTCCATCTGGCATGATATTAAGGGTAATCTCTATCCATACGGCATTTGAAGCCCCTGGATTTGTGGTTGTATAGATTGATCCGTCATTGTATATAACCCTATAGCTAAAGGCTTCAGAGAGAAGAGCTGGGGAAACGTTATATATCTTTGGAGTTACGCTTGTAATCGAGGATATTGTGTCGCCATTTGCTGGCTCAAATTTGAATATGATTTTACCTGATGGCAGGAATTTGTCATATCTTACATCTAAATCCGAAAGTCCATAAGTGTAGATATACTTTCCGTTTTCTGTAAAGTAATTTCTTTGTCTCATCGCAATTCTTATTGCGGTTATGTCAAGTTCACGGAAGTAAAAACCAATTGGACCAGAATTTAAAATGAAATCAGAGCCTATAGAGGTCCAACCACCTGGTGGAACCTTTCCTATTGCACTTGTAGTTCCATCATATAGCCTATCTCTATTTACAGGTAGCCAAACATCAGACTCTGTCATTGTTGGATTTTGAGTTGTAGTATATTCAATTGCCATAATGTCAACTCCATAAACTGGGTATGGATTGAGCTTTATGAAATTACTCTTTTTTGATCCGGTATACTCTGAAGGAATTTTAACATATAAATATGTTTGAGCTCCAGCTACAGCTGTTGAGTTTGAGATAACTGTTCTCTTCCAATACTTATCAGATCTATCCAATATGGCATTGTATACATTTGTTCCATCTATGATGGAACCAGGTACATCTACGCCTGAAAGGCTGTTTGATATTCTTGTTTCAAAGAAATCTGGTATTATTTGACCTTCATTTGAGGTGAAAAACTTTAATTTTGAATGCGATGAGCCATCAATCTTTGGAAGAGTTACTATATTATATATAGGGTCAAAGGAAAGTATCTCATCTAATTGTATAGAAACTTCTCCATTTGGAATAGCATTATTATCTATTTGCTTAAAGGAGTATATGGAAACCATATTTTCTGCTGCCTCTAAAGCTTGGATTCTATCATCCAAGTCTTTGACTGATCTAGTTATGAAAACATGATCCTTCAAGACTCTCTCAAATGCTTCTCCTAGTTTTTGGTCTATAACATTAAATTTATTATATAGATAAACTAGATCTTTATAGTTTTCTTCTACCCTAAGGTTGTGATCAGAGCTATCAACTGGACCATTATATTTGGCTGTTCTTCTTTTTGTATATATAAATTCTGACATTTTTAAACCTTTTTATTTTCTAGTTCTTTAACTTTTTCTGCTATTCTAGACAATTTTGAAGATACGGTAGAAGTAGTATCTATTTCTAGGTAATCAGGGGTGGCGCCATCGCCAAAAAACTCAAAGATGACATCGTCAAACCTATAGTACTTGCCATCCTCATAATCGTCATGAATCTGAACCTGCTCTGGGTCAACTTGTCCAACTAAAATTTGAATATCTGAATAAGTTTTATTTTTTAAATAGTCAGCTTTTTCGTCTAATTTTTTGAGATCAATTAACATTTTATTCATCTCTAGATTTTCTTTAGCCGAGCTACGTGGACCCCTAAATGTGTTTCTGTACCTTTGAAATAGAGGTTGTATAATTCTTTTAAATTCCGTATAAGTTATTGCCATGATGTTTCCTATATGCTGTTTTTAAATTTTACTCTGTAAGACTCAAGACTTGGGGTTCCAAATGGGTTTGAGAATCTTGTTATATTTGCCCTAAATCTTATGGCTTCTATTTTTCTAGTATCATTTGATCTATATACAATTCTAGAATTATTTTGAATATATTTTCTACTAATAATCTCTCTATTTCCGAGGTAAGTATCCAAAGTAAATACATTGTCTTCAGAACTTCTATTGACTCTAAAGTCAAAAGGATCAACATAGCTATAGTAATTTAAAAAAGGTGTGCCATAGTTAGATATGGACACACCTGACATTAACGAGATAGAACCAGATGAATTACCTTCTGCATCAAATGTTACTACAATATTATTTATTCCTGGTATAAAATTCCATGAAATTTCTTTAGACGGTAAACCACTTTGGATATCAGCAACTAGTGTTCCGTTTAAAAAGATTGCTACATTCCAATCAACTGCGTTTCCAGATTTAGAAATAACATTATTAACTATTGTTTCTTGATCTACCAGCAGTGATGTTTGTAGGTATCCACTTATCGAATTTAGATTTAATGCTATTGGAATTGATGGCGAATTTGTAATTTCAATATTACCAGGTTCAAATATATTAACATTTGGATCTTTTTTATTTAAAATTTCTGACCATCTATTTTTATCTAAGTAAAGTCCAGACACATAAGAAACGTATTTAAAAGAAAAATTATTAATTGCATCCAATATATAAGGACTGTATATTTCTATATTATTTGGTATAGAACCAATCCTATAAGAAGATATTCCATTATATATAGAAGTGCTTGGGTTACGTAGCGATAAATTTGAATCAGTCGACAATGGATAGAGTCTTATGTCATTGTCTGATGGGTTTGATTTTATGTTAAAAAAACTTTTAACTGATTTATCAAATGAAACTACTTGATCGTAAGATGGATCATTTGTAGCGGAAGAAGATATTGGTATCCAACTAAAATCAGAAAGGCTAGTAGCTCCAGGAACGTCTTCTGCCACAAAAAATGTAACATCTCCAACAGAAGGGTTTCCATTAACTGCCTCTATGCTAACTGCGTCTATAACCTTATTAGCATCTCCAGAAGGTATAGATAGTGGGGAAGAAACAACTACTGCACTAGCATCATAATATTGACCACTAACTATTAGGTCTCTAATTATAAAGTTATATTTGTATTTTTTACTTGGGTCTGCTGAATCACCTATTTGATCTGGTTCATTTTTAATAAGAGTTATTTTTATTGCTCCAGAACTTTGTGGTGAAAAATCAAAGGAGAATCTATCGTAGTCGCTATTGGATTGTTTTCTTCTAAACTGTGAATTTCCAATAGTGAGGGCATCTATTATCTCAGCGATTATAGTTATTGGAGAACTAGTAGCTAATTTTCCATCTACTTTTGAAACGATAAAAGGGGTGGATAATGGTATGTTGATGACCATCGCACATGAGCCTATCCTGTTAGATGAATGCGTAACTTCACATTTAGTGTTTGTAAGTCCATCTAAAATATTATTATAGTCCGGAAGTTGCTTGGACTCTTCTATAGTTGCCCCGTCAAAATAAATTGAATATGTAATATTAGTAGTGTTTATTTTACCAGGTGCATTAAAGTCAAGTGCAGATGATTTTAATTTAGGAAGTGTTACTTTTCTATTTTCTGTATCAACAAAAGCATTAGTAAAAGAAAGGTCAACATTATCTAAAGTTGCAAATGAATCACTAAAAGAATAAAAATATCCGTCTGTATTTGAATTAGAAAAAAGTAAATTATCTATTCTCTTTTCTAAAGATGCTCTTTTATCTTTTAAGTTTTTTATTTTCTTATTAAGAAGAGTGACTGTATTCATTAATTTTTTTGTATTATCGTCTAAAGAATCATATAAAAATTCTAAGTTAA